CCTTGCTCCACTTCTTCAGGTGCTCCAGCTCCTGGTCTACCTTATCCATGCTCTTAGCATTCAGGCGGAGCATGCCCAGGATCTTGAGGTTCTTAGTGATCAGCGCGGACAGGGTGAGGTCGGTGCGCTCGATCTCCCTCCTCAACCCCTTGATCTCCTTGATGGCAGCGCGGTATACGTTATCTTTCATCGCCGCCACCTTGCGCTTGTTCTTGCGCTCCTCCCTGGACAATCCATCCTCATACTGCTCAGCACACTCAGTCAGCCACTCCAGCACGTCAGCTTTTGCGGTCATTAGTCCTCCATCGCCATGATCAGGTCGATCTTGTTCATCGTGATACACCCGCTGCCATAGGGTCTTTCCCCATACCCTGGGGCAGTCAGCGACACCATGGTTTCCCCCAACGACTTGACCGTCCACTCCTTCACATCAGTAGGGATCACTAGCTTGAACGTTCGGTCCTGGATGCACCTCATGCGCTTTGTGATGTCCGGGTTAAGCTTGACCTTATCTCCCACTTCCAAGCTAATCTGATGGATCACTTGACCCTCCCCGTGCCCTTGCACATCTTACAGAGATAGTCAGCCGCCACATAGCCATCTGCGTCGTACTTGATGCCGCTACCCTTACACAGTGGACACTCGCAGTTCCTACCGTCATAGGTGGGCGACATGATGGACTCCGCGTGCATCGACGCTGGCACCCTGCCCTTGCCCTCGCACAGTTCGCATTCTTCCTGGTCCAGCAGCCCCTCCAACACGCTGGTCAAGCTAGGGGTGGCCCTGATGGGGTAGATCTCCGCAATCGCTCCCAGGGCCTTCTTATGGGCGTCAATGGTGCGGCAGGCTGCGTCCATCACCCGCATCGACTGCTGGCCCAGCTCCATCGCCCGCGCATACTGCGACTTGACTAAATCCCGCTCCTTGACCACTGCGGCAAGTTCCACTTTCAAGGCGTCATTCTGCTTCTGAAGCGCCAGCATCGTGCTCCCTACCAAGCCCTCAAAGAACGCCTTACTCATGACTTACCCACCAGGAACTTCGTGACCTTATCAGTCACTTCGATGAGATTTCTAAATGCCTTGCTATCCCCAGGGATAGCCCCGTCCTTGTTGGTCGGCGACTGGAGCAACCAGTCGATGGCAGCGAGCAGCTTCTGGAGCTGCACCACATAGTCGTTATTCTGCGTCATAGTTCCCCTCCCATCGTTGACCCTCCCACACCCACGTCTTTCCACAACCCGTACAGGTGACCGGGATGACTCTCACCGGCCACAGATCCGGCAGCGTATACGGTGGTGGCTGGCTTTGACACTTCGGGCACACCCTTGGGTCTTTGCCTTCCAGCTCCTTGAGAGCACGGTCCAGCTTATCCGCCCAGATACCTACATTCTGGCTGGCATTGTGGGCCACTGCCACCAGCTTCTCGTACTTCCTGTCGTGCAGCTTCAACAGGTCCAATACGTGCTGCGCCAATGGTCGCCACTCGTCGGCCTCTTTGATCTCGGCCTCATGGCCCACCTTCAACACCGACACGATCTCATCGCGAGTCCAGTCACTCATGGCGAGTATTTTTCCTCCCACACGTCGGACACGGCCTATCAGGACGCGATAAACTACGATAAATATTGAACTCCGTGGTGTGCCGCTCTACCCATATGCCACCCACAAAAGCAAAGCCGAGGAGGAAGATAAACAGCACAACGATTTGAAAGGTGTCCATCATTGGCTCCGGTCACTCACGATACACCCCACGTCCAATGGTGCGGAGGATGTCATGCAGTTTCTTCATGCTCTCCCAAGCAGCCATGTCATCTTCGTACTTCCAGTTCTCAACAGCCTCCACCGCTACGTCTACCACCGCTAGCAGGCGCTTGTTCTCTACGGTGAGGCGGGCGATCTCAGCCTCTAGATCCGGTGGCTCATAACCCTTACAAGCCTTAACCCAAGCAGTTTTAAAACTACTCATGCTTCACCTCCAGAAACCCGCCCTCACGCAGCGCGTTCCGCAGATCCTGCAAACCGTAGACTTCCTCTCTGATCACCCGCAACACCTCGTCCACCACTTGCTGCTGGGCATGAAGTTTCGCCCTCAGACACTCGATGCACTCCACGTAGTTCGCGTCTTCCTGCCACCCACTGACATAGTGGACGCTCTCACCACACCACGTAGTCTGCTTATCCGTTGACCCGTGAAACATGGCTATTGATCTCCGAATCCTGGTAGATGTTACAAGTTTGAAACATCAACACCGTCCAGAGCACGGATGGCGTCGAGCGTTTCTTTGTCAATCTGGATGGTCACGTACCTGACTCGCTCGTCTTCAAACTCAACGCCGCAACACGCGACCTCATGGAGCAGCGCTTGCATCCGCTCAAGCTGATCAACCGCATCCATACAATCCTTACCGTGGTCCGTGTAGTACTGGTCGATCATCTCCTCGTTCTGCGCCCAGGAGATAAGCCGCTCTGTAAGCTCACTCATGGCTTCACCTCACACCGCACGCAGCGCAAGAGCTTTCTCTTGCGGCAATACTCCCATTCACCGTCATAAGCCCCATACAACCTGTCCCATTCGGCAATCGCACCAGTCCGGTGGCAGTTTGCAGTATTCCAGATAGTCACCCACTGCCCATTGCCGCCGTTAATGCTGGTCATTATCTGTACCACCCATCCAGCATCACTCATCGTCCAGCTCCTTCATCATCCGCGAACGAGTCAATGCAGTCTGGTCAAGCTCCCCCACCTCAAGCACTTTGGTTCGCTTGGTGTACTTCCGCTTCTTCACGGAATCAATGATAGTGTCCTTGCTTTCGAGTGTCAACTTCTTTTTTGCCAATTTTGGCTTCCGCATCTTGTCGGTATAGGTGGTGCCCTTATCCGCGCACCCCATACACAACTCAACCCCCTCGTCATAGAGAAAAGGGGGTTGTTTACGGCCACAACCTGGACATTCTTTCAGCACCCACTCAGTCATCCCGTACCCTCCACCGCCGCCACAGCTTGATGAACCGATAGGTCGCAATACCGAGCAGTATGCCCACGATGAGTGAGCCTACTTGGCTGGCAAAGAACGCATTCACCATATCGCTCACTTTATTGACTCCTTCACCCAGAAGAACTTGCTGCGGTCAGGGTCTCCATATACATCCTGATAGGCGGTCTCGCCCAGCTTGGGCATCCCCACCTCACGCCGACCACAGGTGTGACACGTACGATTTATGTAGAACATGCCGATGTTACGATACGTTCGATCGTAGTCCCGGCTGTACCACCAATCGTGGCCCCAACGCCAGCACTCAAAGCGGACTTTGAGCTTCTTCCACCACATCATCAAGAATCTCCTAGTCAACCACCAACAGGTCGATCTGAATGGCACCCAGATCAGCGGTCACATCATTTACCTCGAAATGCTTGTCATTATCAAGTAGTGTCTTGATCGCTGGATCCCGCTGCGCCAGGATGTCCACCAGCTCATCCAACGTGATCTCCACGATCATGGAGTGGGTGATGGTGATACCCGTGGGCTTAACCGAAACTTCCTTCTTGGTCGCCATTACTTCTTCGCTCCTTTGTAGATAACGTGGCACACATCATCGATAAGGGTTACCACATCAGCCCATGCGGACAAAGTGAACTGGTGGATGAGGTTACCCATCGGGCTGGTCGAGAACCTCGGATTCTGCGACCTGCTCAACACCTCTTGCAGCGCATACTGGAATACGTGCGGCACCCTGAGATCCCAGGTGTACTTCGGCTTCTCATCGTTCTCTTCCAGCCCTTTCAGTACCTGGGTGTATACCTGCCCATAAGCTGCCGCACGCACCACCTCGGTGCTGAACTCCAGACGCTGCGCGATCCTACTGATGTCCTCCGAGTCGATGTGGGTGAGCCATTCGTCCACCTCGATCTCGATCTGTCGCTTACGCTGCTTGATAGTAGACACGATGGTGTCATACTTTTCCCGGCCATCCATAGCATCAAGGGTGAACATCTACTTCTTACCTTTCGGAGTGAGGATGAAGTGCTTCTTCACCAGCTTGAACAACTGGTCCAGTTGATCCTCCCACTCAGGGTGGGGATACTCCGTGTTCTCGCACACCGCACAGTACTTCGATTGGCTCTCCTTCTCGTACCACACCTCGAAGTCATCCAATACCCGGTCCCAAGTTTCATCAACCACTTTGTTGTTCTTCATCACTTCTCCAAGTCACCCATGCCCAGGTTGATGCCTCGGCTCTCAAACAGGAGATAGCTCAACACCCGGACGAGAGTAGTTGGAAAATCCTCATAGTCAGCCGTTTCATCGATCTTTTCCCAGTACTCGGTGCCGAACGAGTCCTCGTGCTGCACATACAGCGCATAGTCCAGCCGCGTACCCTCATCATCGAGCCTCGTGATCTGCAAGCGATACCCTTTACCGTCAGCCGGGTTGTAGATGTCATCGTTGATAAGCAACCGGGTGTTCTTCTTCTTGGCCATCTTAATCCTCCACGCTGATGTCGAGCAACAGGGTGCCATACTCGGTGTCACAGTTGTCTACACCAAGCACCGCCCCCTTCCTCGCCTCCTGGACAATAACATCCAGAATCGGGTACTTGGGGGCCAGCAGCTTCAACAGATCCTCTATGGTGATCTCCACGCTCACCGTGCAATGCACGTCAGGATCAATCGTATCAATGACATTCTTATCCACTTGCTTCGTCACTCGCTTGGTTGCCATTTGCTCATCCCCTTTCTTAGAGCATGTCCGGTACTTCGATTGACTTCACACGATGGTCAAGATCGTCCATGCGGTCTACCAGCTTATTCAACCCTGTAACCAGCTCCCCGATAGGCTGGCTCTTATCCAACATCGACTGTACGAGGTTCTCAACCTTCATCAGACAACGGAGCACGTCTTTCATGTCCGACCGTAGCTCGTTGATCTGCTGAAAGATGAGCCGCTCTGCCTCTGACCGGGTCACGGCCACATTGACTGCTGCCGACTTCTCGGCCTCTGCCTGTTGCTGCTGCTGTATCAGTTGCACCCACTTCTTCAACACTGGCCCATCTATCTGTGGGTCAGTGCTTGCGTGATAGGTACCAGGGGCAGGCAGAGTGTTGTTGAAGGTTACAGCTTCCTTTAACAACTCGCGAAGGAACGGCTCATCCAATTCCGGCTCTGATAATGCTGACAGCTCCGGTGATATCTCCGTAGTAAGTCTGTAATCCTCAGACTTAGGTGTACGCTTCGTGGCTGGCTTCTTTACGGCTTTCATCAGAGCATGTCCGGTACTTCCAGGCTATCCACCCGTTTAATCAGCATCTCGATCTGCTTCTGCTGCTGCTCGATAAGCATTCTACAAGCAAGCAAATCCTCGTTTAACTGGGCAGTCCGTTCCTGTTGCTGAATGAAGATGTCATCCCCGTTTTGGACCAGATCCAACAGCGCCTCAAGCAGCGTGTTCACCTGATAGGAGTTCAACACATCTGTGTTCGCATGAGCCATCACTGCCCCCTAGAACAGGTAGAGAGCGCCCTTTGGCTCGCTATCCACCACCTTAACGTCCACTCCCTGCTTCTTCAGCTCCAGGTAGCTGTGCTTGAACAAGGTCACGAACCTACGCAGGAAGTAGGCATAGAAGTACTTCACCGACCAGATCCAATAGTAGTGAGTGTCGTCCTTATACAGGTAGCCAGTCTTAGCTGCCCACTCCGGTGCCATGAGGGTCCACACCAGCGGATAGGTGTTATCGTCATCCCCGAAGATGATCAGGTCTCTCCACCTATCCAGGTCACGTGCCTGCCCCGCCATTGTCTCTGCCAAGCTGGGGTCCACCGGCACCTGTACCGCTACCTCACAACCAATCACTGACCTCGACTGGTACACCTCCCACCATTGGTAGGCGCTATCCCACCTGTTACGCTCCATGTGGTAATAGCTCCTCCCCTCTTCCGGGTCTGGTGGTTGGCTACACGAAGGATGGTGGATAGTCAGGTAATCCTCACTGCCATCCTGGTTCTTACGGTGCCAGATACCGGGGAAGCAATCATCAGGTATGAACCCATCCGGCACCTGTATATCTGGTGGCTTAGGGGGCAGTACGGTGTCCAGGGGGAACCTCAGACCTATGAATGCCCTCCTACCCCAGAACACCCTCTTGGCATTCTTCAACATCCGCTTCTTGATTGCTCTCGCGTTCACTTTGTTACCACACCTTCAGCTTGTCCTCGATTGCGTCGTCCACGAACTCATCAGGTCGCTTCTCATGTAGCTCACACCCTTGGGTCACCTTGACGTTGGTGATCAGGTACTCGGGCATCAAGTAGATACAGCTCCCATTCACTTGTGGGGGGGCTGTGTGCAACGGGTTGTCATCCCCGTCCTTAAGACTTGGCTCTTCCTCTACTGCCACTACGTAGTAAGTGCAGTTGATACAGTGACTTCCGGAGGCAGGTTTATGAGCTGCCCAGCTAACCCTATTGTTATCAATCACTTGAGGAGTAGACAGAATAGGCATCAACACAAACCTATCCTCTTGGATAAGCTTCGCTGTTATCCTGTTTTTCCAGACTATGAACTTGGCGTGTAATTCAGGCATAAATTGCATACTCCCTGTTCTTATGAAGAATTAGCAACCCCTGGTGGATGTGGGATGGGCTGTTATTTGCGTGAGATGTGAGGTAGGTATGTGCAGAGACAGTGGTACTGCCTAACCTCGGTAATGGTTGACGGGACCAGGGGTTGCTATTTAGATTCCTCATTGGGCATATCCGTATCCTCTAGTATCTTGATCTTCGAGGTGAGAAAACGGCGGGATGGCCTTCCACTGGATCTGCTTTTCCCCCTGGTGCCAGTGTGACGGGGTGCTGAGGGAGTAGGCGTGGAAGGTGACACCTCTTCCTCATCGTCAAGGAAGATCCGCATTTGCCAGTTGCTCAAGAAAGCCATCCCGCATTACCTCTCAATCCGGTTCTTCGTCGTAGTAGACTGTAAGCTCGTCGGCCATGAAGCCATCACTCAGAAACTTGATGGTGTACGCGACGGTTGCTGCTGCCACCGCTGCTGCCAATCCCCTGCCATAAGTCTTCAGCGTCTCTTTCATCGGGGATGGCACCATCGTTCCTTGTCCACCGTCGAAGTACTCCTGCTGCTCGTCCAGATAGATCGTCATGCTCATGTCCCCTTTCTACTGTCGTGGTAGATTATCTTCTTCCTCCGCTTCAAGTGCTGCCAACGCATCTCCACTCAACGTCATCATGGGTTCAAAATTGAAGTACAGGATATGAGTCAGCAAGCCCATCATGAATTCCTTGGATGGGTTGTCCAGGCTCTCATACGAGCCATCTTCTATTTCTCTACCCGCTGATACTGCCAACACCTTATGCCCGTCACCCACAAGCTCTTCGATGCGTAGCCCGAAAGATTGTCCTTCAGCTATAACGCCCCATACCTTGACGCCAGCCAGCTTGAGCTTGGTGGGGTCTATGGGTTCCATTCCTCGTCCTCGAACATATCCCCCTCGTTGGACTCTTTGATCAAGTCCTTCGGGTTCATGCCCTTCTTGAACACCTGATTGTGGACCTCGTCCACACCCGCTAGCGTGTGAACAATAGAGTTCACGATCTGCTGCCTCAGTTCATCCTGAGCTGCATCCGGATCTTCGTCGTCATCAAGCTCCACCGTGAAAGTAGCCTCTGCCCTCGCGCTGTGGTACGCAGCGGGTTGGTAGGTGTAGCTACCACCAATGGTGATCTCCTTGATCTTCATTGCTCTGCTCCCTCGAATTAGCTGATCCCATCTACCATTACACCACAAATGTAGTGCGTGTCAAGCTAAATATCTTCAGGGTTAAGCTCAGCCAGCGTCCGCTCCGACAGGTGTTTCAGATCCTCATCGATCATGAGGATGGCGTCAGAGGTATCCTCACCCATACACGTAACGAACGCTACGAAACGAGCGATCCACTCCGACAGTCTGCTCTGGTACGCCACCCGGTGGCAGTTGGCGCACATCAATGCCCTACCACCAATGAGGACCGGGAACGCCCAATGCACCCAACGCAACACCGCACTTGCGGATATCAGCTTGCCCAACACCGGGTGCCACATCACCAACACCCTCACCCATTGTGGCCTCGCACAGTCGTTAAACTGCTGATGCTCGCACACCAATCTGGCATAGATGTGCCAGCCCCGCCTATCCGCTCTGTCAGACATTCACATCCCCCAGCTCTTCACCCTCAGCCTTCAAGGAGAACCCAGGTGCAGGCTTATCCCCGTGCTTAGTCCTGATGTACTCAAGGATTTCCTGTCGTTCCGCCTCAACCTTTTCCAAGCTGATGTTGTAGAAGTTGGCAAGCAGGACGTTGATATCCTCACAGAACGGGGTGTAGCTCAGGTGGACTGCCCCCTCCTCTTCCGTTTGCGCCACCTTGAAAAAGCCCACCTTCTGCTCCTCACGGAGCCACTCGATGAACTCTCCGATGGTCTGCGCCCCCTCCCTGCACGCTTGCATCTTGTCCAACTCCGGCGTCTTGGGGTACTCTCTTTCAGTCATTCGTCACCTTCCTTATGCCACTTGGCACCCAACGATGATAGATCTGCCCCCAGGATGATGGGGGGCAATGAGTCAATGTCAAAATCGCACAACTCTGCGGCCTCGGAGAGTAGCTCCTTGGGTACTTCATCATAATCAATTGCACCCGCCCTGGTCTGTTGCAGGATACGGATCAACAGATCACGATAAACATTACGCCGTGGCATGCCTACTCCTCGAACTCCATAGTAGCATAAGCCTTTTCCAACACATCAACAGGATAGGCATTCTCGTTGCTGGTGTTCGGGTTCGGCCCCCTGGTCGGCTTCGGGCTAGGGACGCTGTACAGCTCATGCAGCCTACCCTGCCGCTCAAGCTCACCCCTCGCACGCTGTGCCAGTGAAAGCTGATACTTGTCGGTGCGCTTACCCCGCTTGTTCAAGAACATCTTGGTAGTGTCGTAGCCCTTGCCCACCTTCTCCCGCACAAACCTGAGCGTACGCTCATCCTGCCCGATGATCTTGGGCTGGCCGGGAAGCGGGTCACGCTTCGGGATCTGAGGAACGAAAGGGCCACCCTTACGCACTCGCCGCTTCTTCGGTTCAGCAGGCTCGGTGGTGACTGGGACCGGGTTATCCTCGGGGGTAACCTCGGGTTTCACCACCTCCGGCTCGTAGTTCACCACGTTCACCTTCGGCTGCTGCGTGGTATCCACCTGGAACATCATGTCGAACTTGTTGGTGATATGCTTGATAACACCAGCCAGTTCCTGCACAATCGTCTGCGTGTTGGCCTGCTCACCAAGGATCAGCTTCTCCATCTGCGCCCGCATCTCACGCCGTTCCTTGATCGACTCGACCTGCACGTTCTCGACAATTGCCATCAGGTCCAAATTGACATCCGAGGACACCGTCAACGCCTGTTGCTCTTGCATCGGGACAATGCCCATCCCCTTCGGTTCATACTTGCCCGTCATGATGACTCTCCAGTCCACCGTATTGAGTTGCTGTGCCAGTTCCCGCGCTTTAGTCTTATTCGAACGCCGCAGAAGATCCACTCCCGCACGGAGTGAGATCCAACACATCGTCCGCATCGCGGGGCCAGCATTCCGTTCCCCTGTCGTACTCACAAAGCCACGATCCGTCTCCGGTACCGAACTGAGCATGGACGAAGTAGGGTGGATACCCACTGCCAAACAAAAATCCTGTTGCAGCAGCAGAGGCATCTCCACTCCCTCGATCATCACCATCGCCACCACCCGCACCGGATGATCGAACATATCCACCTTCGGCATGTAATCAAGATCCACCATCAACTGCCCAAGATCAAGCTTGGCCTGGGTGAGGTGCTCGTCCACCTGCTGGCTATCCGTCCGCATAGCCTGCACCATGCTCTGCTTCTGGGCTGCCTTCTGCATGGCGACCTTATCGTGGAACTGTTGCACTGCTACCTTATCCTGCTCATGCTTCGCCTTCGCCCTTGCCTTGTTCTGACGCACGTCCGCTACCTCCAGATCTACCACCGTTTCGATGAACTCCCCAACATCCTTCAACACCTTGGGCCGCTGCTCCACTAACACCATATCGCCCCCCATAGTGAGGCGATACGCATCTCCATCCTTGTTTCTGGACCACATGCGGACCATCGCCAGCTTCTTGCCGATCTCACTGCCGCTCCACTTGAAGCGTTGGTCCATTTTGTAGACATCGTCCCAGGTCATCCAATCATGCTGAAGGGGCTGTCCCGCCTGCGTCCTCAGTTCCTTGGGCAAAGGCAGGGTAAGAGGCATCAGCCCCACCTTGTCCATCTTGCGTCGGAAGTCCCCCATCTCTAGGTACTCGGTCATATCAGGCACGCTAAAGAGCAAGTGCCCCTCAAATAGGATTCTTCGAACCTTGGTCCCCATGTTCGACTCCTTGGTTGTGGTGGTTGACATCCATCATTTCATAGCAAAGATACAACATTCTGATCCGGTTGTCAACCCCCTAAAAGTAGAAAACCCCGGTATAGACCAGGGTTTCTACAAGTTGCAGCAACTAAACGACTAATCCTCCAGGTGCTCCACAATGGTGGTCTCCATCGGGGATACCACAGAGGACACGCCGGTCTCCACATCCTTGACCCGCAGCTTCTGTCCACCGTTATCAGCCAGGACATCCTCGACCAGCACCATCTGCTCGGTCCCGTCATCCTTACGAATCACGATACGCTGTCCGGGTTCGTACATGGCTCCTCCTTCACATCGTCCACGGTAGTAGTAGGAGTAATCGGCACCTCTTCATTGGTGGTAGAAGCAAGCGCCTCTTCCGGAAGAGGAAGCTGGACCGCCTCGACCTCGACAATCTCAGCACCATCCCACCTCGGGTAGATATCCACCAGCTTAACCTTCAACAGTTGGCAGATATCATCGGCCATCAAGACATCGGGGACCGTGACGCCGTGCATCCAATTCCAGACCGTACTGGTGCTAACTTCCAACTGCTCAGCAAGATCAATCGGCTTCAGGTTCTGCTGACTCATGATCGCACGCAAACAACACTGCTGCCTACGGTAGCGGCGCACCTTCTTAGTGAACATTGGATCCCTCGTTGCTGGTAACTCGAATCTCTCCCACGACATTTGGCTGTTCCTCCTCTTTTCGTAGATTGAACTCAGTTGCCAGAGCATCCAACTCTTCTTCAGCCAGATGGTCCGGATTCTCCGTAAGATACTTGATAAGCGGGATTTGCTCCCCGCTGATCTTACGCAGGCGACCAGGGGCGTTGTTGAACTCCCGCGCCATTTGAATGACTTCCTTCATTGGCACATCCTGCTTGGCGTGCAGGATATGGAGCTTGATGATCATCTCCGTGGTGGCCAGATGCTCTTCGATGTAAGCGTCAAACCCACGCTGTGGAAGATTAGGAAGCGCACCCTGATCCACCAACAGATTCAACACCGGCAGCGTGGCGTCCTCACTCTTAGTTGGAACATCTGCCTTCACCTTGCCGGTCTGCTGATCCATGCCGTGCCACACCAAAATACCGATCGAGTTCAAGTAATCGAACAGCGCGTGCAATCGAACGGTAAGCTGTCGATTCTGCTCAGCCACCCGTGCCATCTCCTCCAACAGCTCCTTGCGGACGTTGGAAATCAGCTTAAAGAACGGGTTACTCTCGACCGCCTGCTCTTCCGCCACCCTACGTGCGGCCATGTCATCTACCCTCGCTTCGTTAGGAAGAACAATTCGTCCTCCTCGGTTGCGCGTGTCTCTAAAATCTCGTGGACGGCTCATTCGTCATCATCCTCCTCGATGTCCATGACATCCTCGACTGGGTCTAATCCTTCCGGCCATTCTTCAATACCTTGTTGCTCACGGCGCTGCTTCGCCCGAGCTTCCTTACTCTCTTTCTCCCGCTCTTTCTGCTCCTCCTCCACCTCGTCCAGCCTCATCTGCACCGCGTCCAACATCTCTTCACTCAAATCTTCTGGCCCCACCCCGATGACCAAGCGGGCCGCCTGCTGCATATACGCCGGTATAACTTGCAGCAGCTCCTCGATATCATGCTCGCCGAACAACATCGCCGTTGGCTCTTCGGCAGTATCGTCAAACGTAAGGTTACTCGGGTGTGGGAAGAACGCCTTGCCATGCACACCATAAGTCAGTGTACGGACAAGGGAGATTTTCAACCTCCAGACATCCAGCAGATAACGAACGATCTGGCCCTCATTATCAAGCTGTTTATCCGCAGGCACGGCTAGCATCCTGGCATTAAGCGTTTCCAAGATGGTATTCAGCCCACGGTCGATGTCCTTCATGTAATTGCTCATCGCCCTACGAGCAGCTTTGACCATGTCCTTATTGGCGATACGAGCAACGTTACGACGCAGAGCCGTCCACTTATCCCGTTGTGACCAGGATCGAACAGTCCCTAGTGGTATGCCCATGCGCTGTGAGATTTCGGCTGGCGTTGCCTGCCCTGTGAGATACAACATCTTGGCGATGTAACGAAACTCGTCGGGGTATTCATCATACGCCTGCATGACGGTGATGGCCCCAGTTGTGGGGTCTGTCACGGTGCGAAGCTGAGAGGCAGGGAGATTCTTACGACGACGGGACTTCTTCAACACCCGCTCTTTCTTAGCCTGGGCCGGAGACAGCCCATCGTCCTTGCGAGTTCTCGACACCCCTCGTTTTGCCACACTAGCTCCTTAGCACTTGCTCATCCAAGCTGATAGCCAAGCATACAAGATTCTCGCGCCGACCGTACGTGGCGTGGAGAGTATCCTTAAACGCCGCGATACACCGCTTCACGTTCGGCCAGTTCTGTCGGGACGCCTTGAACACCGGTTCATACACCCCACTGCCCGAAACAATGACCACGTAGTCAAAGTCCGGAGCATACTGGAGATAGTCCATTTGGATCATGTTGCTGACGGTTCCACGCCAGTACTCATCCTCGACCTCAAGATCCTCGGGGTAGGTCCGCACCCGCAGCACATACCCAATCCTACGTAAGAACGCGAAGAAGTTCATGCCCTTATAACGTGGCGTCTGCACCACATAGCCAAATACTGTAGTTGCCACATCCGCTATCGAAGCCAGAAAGCGATTGTCCTCTTGTGCATGTTCGACAACCGCGTGCTTGATAAACTCAACCAGCTTTTCGTAATCCACTCGGCTCTGCCCGTGCGTGAAGTTACGTGATCCATAGAAGACGTTCTGTACGTCAACCTGAATCAACACCTTTAAGGCACTCATTAGTCACTCCCAGGTACGTATTGATCTGCTCCTGCATGACGTTCGTATCCGGTACAGGATGAAGCGTCAGCATACGCTCAAAGTCACCAATAACAACATACTTTTTCTCGACTTGTTTGTCAACTGTAATCGGGACGTACATCACCGAATCGAACTGATAAGCTTCAATCCCGCGCATGCTCAAATCTTCTAACCATGCCGCAAAATACAACGGCTGCTGGTTCTTGGTGAACACCAGCATCGGCAACCGTTGGTACCTCTCGTTCTGATCATAAGGGTGGCACTTCTCCACCGCATCTACCAAGAACCACCTGATGATAAGAGACTTTTCAGCTTGCTTCCAGATCTGCGGCCAATCCCAGTTCTCCCGGTTACGACACTCGATAAACCAGGGGAAGTACTTCAAGACGGGGGGCTTGATGATCAGGTCGCCCCGCTCCACATGCCCCCCCGACAACGGCGTACGATGCACCATCTGGTAGGCTGTCTTAGGGTCAACGTCGGGCATAAAGTGTTCACGGAGAATCTTGGCCAGCGTGTTCTCCGTATTGCTCCCCTTACGCTTCGACATCTTGCCCATTAGACCTCCACCAGCGACGACACACCATTTTTCTTGTGGGCGTACAAGATTTCGGGGAACAGCGGCTTCAGGTGCTCGTGATGCGACACAACCAGCACATGATCCACGTGGGCCTCTCCCAACGCTTCCAGAGCCGCCTCAACCCCCATACTGTCCAATCCGTCAAACACCTCATCGCAGATCAACAGGTTGGATGCGAACACCTTGGTAGACCGGAAGTAATCCACCAGCCCCAGGGTCACAGCGAGATTGATCCGGTTACGCTCACCCGTAGAGTTCGCCCCATACACCGAGGCACCCTTTGAGTTCACGGCATCAATCTGAATCGCCTCCTGGATCGTGTTGCTCTTGGTCTCCTTGTATGCCCTCAACTGCACCATCACATCCCCACCCGTGAGGATGTTAGCAAAATGTTGAATACGTGAGGAGATACGAGGCAGCACCGTCTCGATAAACAGCGACGGCACACCCTTCGGGCCGAACCCAGTTTTCCAGAACGACAGCTTATCCGCCTGCTTAGTCAGCTCAGCCAGCGCTCCTTCTGCTTGCTCCTTGTCCTGAACAAGCTGCTTCAGCTTCTTCCGTGCTTCGATATAGTTCTCTTTCGCTTGCTGGAGAAGCGCTCGCTTGGCCTTCAAATCAGACTGAAGCTCGTTACGTTCATTCTGCTTGGCGCTGAATTTCTCCTGAAGATCATTGTATTCATCAGTTAGCGTACCCGTCCCCGCGCCTTGCTGCCGGATAGCTTGGAGCGCAGTGTTTGCCAAAACCCGCTTTTCACGCAAACTCTGGACGGTTGTAGTAAGGGCATCCACATACCCGTTTCGTTCCGTTTCAAGAACTGCTTGAGCAGCTTGGTGTTTTTGAAGTTCATCTCGAAACCCCCTGATCTGGTCCTCCAGGGCGTTGCACTCATTGGTGCCGACCTCACTCGTAGCTTGCCCGCATGTAGGACACTGACCTCGGGATTGCAGTAAACGGATCTCTTTGATCCGTTTCTCACGGGCAACTATCTCCCTGGTACAAGAATCAATTTGCTTCTGCACCTGATCGATGTCACCCACCCGGAATGAGCTACGCGCCTGCATAAGATTGTCTGTAGCCGTCTCCAGGTTACGGTCGATAATACCAAGCTCTTTCTCACTTTTAGTGAGCTGATCCAAATGCTTCAATTGCGCAGCTTCGACCTGACTGCGCAAGTCATTCACCTGTTGACGAAGCGCCTCTACCTCTTGCAGAGCTTGGTCGCTTGCGCCTTTCAGCAAGGTACACTCTTTAGTCAATGCCAGCCCCTGAGTATGCTTCCTACCTTTGTACTCGGTCTGGTACTCGATCGCCTGGGTACAATGGTCGATAAGCCGCTCCAACCGAACCTGCTCAGTCTGGATCGGGAGAAGCTGCTGTCTGACCTCCTCCTCCATCTGCTGCGTGATGGCCACGTCCACCAGATCGGCCAGGATATCCTTCCGGGTACGGTCGGTGCTCGGAGCGAACAACAGGGGATACGAGCCGTCCAGATACACCAAATTGGAGAACTGGATAACGTTGATACCAAGCGCCTGATCGAGGATTTCCTGCGCCGCCTTACCGCTATACTCCTGCCACGGTCCCTGTCCTCGCAGCACTTGCACGGTCAGCTTCTGAGTAGTGGTGTTCCGCTCGCGCTTCACCTCATACTCGTTGCCGTGTGCCTCAAAATAAACGGACACCATCGCTTTCTTCTGCCCACGCCGGATCACATGGTCCACGCTCAGCGACTTGTCCAAGCACTGTCGCACCGTTTCGCCATACAGCGCCCAACGAAGCGCCTCGGCCACGCTCGACTTCCCGGCTCCATTGTCATCAGCGGTGAGGCTGTCCTCGTTGCGGCCAAGCAGCAGGCGTACCTTATCCGGCGTGAAAAGGTACTCGACCTCACCCAGAGCCATAAAATCCTTAGCGGTCAGCTTCGTGAACTTAAGCATCCCCCGCCTCATCGATCTCTTTCGTTATCTTCTCCAAAAGCTTGGTGAGCATCTCCATCGCGTCCTCTACCTCGTTCGCAGCTTCTTCCAGCTTTTGGTTCTCGTAGTCCTCCTGAGCCTCAGCTATAAAGTTAGTGGCCTCTTCAAACAACTCCGCAATACTCATAGGTCTGCTCATGATCCTGATACCACCTTGTTTGCGATTTCTTTCCCGATCCGGATCAGATCCTGCTGGCGGCCTTCGTCCTCGACGTTGAGCATCGTATACGCCTCAATAACCTCGCCCAGATCCACACGTCCTTCTGGCTGCTGGGTACCGGCCTCGATGAAATACTGCTCCACCCTGCTCCGAAGCTCGGTCGTGCTCGGAAGTGGCTTCACCGCCAAATGCTGGACCGCCTTGTGCAACCACTCAATTGAAGCCGGGTCCACATCCATCGGCAAATCCACTCGGTAATAGTCCAGCGCCGGGATCCCAGGCAAATTAGCAGGTGTGAGGGTATGAGGCAGGATATGGAACCTCGGCACCTCGCCTTCTGGGATCTCGACAAACTCCACATCCGGCTTACGCTTCGAGTCATCATGCACGGTCAAAATCGTAAATCCAGGCAGATAAGTCGCTTCGCCAAAGTCATGCTGGATGGGCGCACCGATATAGAGGACACGGTTCCCGATCCACTGCCACTTGTGGTAATGCCCGCTCACCACCAGCGCCACATTGTCGGGGATATCCTTCAGCGCAAGACCTCCCGGCACTTCGAACTCATGAGGACCGTGAACCGCGCCCTCGAAATGATGGTGCATCAAAAGGATGGCAGGGTCAGCTTTCCTCGCCTTATCAATTGCCAGCTTCACCCATAGCTGTGAAAGATCACTGCCATAGGACACCGGATAGATCTGCATACCCCCGAACTGCCTGGGGAAAATCTCATCGATGTCGAACACAGAGGCACTTTCACAATCGTCACAGGTGCCGAACACCTTAATGATCGACAGCCCGTGAATGTCCTGATCGTGGTTGCCGCTCAGTAGCAGGACTTCCCGATTGCCCCCTTTGGTCAGAGCATACACACTAGTTTGAACCGCATCGAACACCGCAGGGGTCATGATGCCGTGGTCGTGCGTGATATCGCCCAGGATATACACCGTCTCGACCTCGGGGTAGTCGTCCTTCAGCTTCTGATCGATCCACTCAAAGGCACGGATGACAGAGTCAAGCCGAGTGTTACGCCCCTTGACCGCAGTAGGAAAACCGAACAGCTTCCGATTGGCGAAGTGAGGATCACCAATTAGGCAGATCTTGCTCATATTGTCCCCCTTTACAGGGTATCAGAACCACATGGCGATTGTCTCGTCCGTCACCCGAGCTTTCTTCATCGCCGCTATGATCTTATCTTTTACAGGCTGATCCAAGTTCTTAACTACGTCCAGAAAATCCTTTTGCTGAAAGGACTTCACACCCTCGAACTCGTACCACGCACCCTTCTGTTCTAGTACGCCTATCGTCAGCAATAGGTCAAAGAGTGCCCGATCCCGGTCGAAACCAGAATCAAACAACAAGTACGCGGTTGCCTTTTGAAAAGGTGCGGCCACACGAGACTTTTCCGTCATCATCGTGACCTTGAAACCGATCCGCTCCTCACCCTTTTTCAACCATGAAGCCTGCTCGCGGTACAGCACCAGTCGGCAATCAGCATAGTACTTGATCGCCATGCCACCGGTCGTCTGATGCTTCTCCCCGAACATCTGCCCGATGTTGGTACGAGTCTGATTGATCATCACCACGTAACATTCGGACCTAGCAATCTCGGCCTTCAACTTCTTGATACTGGCGCTCCAAGCACGGGCCGCGCTCGCGATCTGGAGGTCACCATAGCTCGCCTCGTACTCGGCCTTGCTGGGTGTGGCTGTCACGCTATCCCAGATGATAAGGACGTTGCTCTGGACCTCGGGCTTCTGCTTCAGGTACTTCAGAATGTCGGAGATCACCTCGCACGCATTCTCGATGTGCTTCGGCTCTACGAAGATCACGTTGGCCGGGTCAACACCGAACATCCTCAACCGTTCTTCAACGAAACCATGCTCAGTATCCATCAGTACGACGGTACCGCCTCGCTTCTGCATCTCGTACATGAGCGTGGCAGCAAGCGAGGACTTGCCTTGGCCTTCACCCTTGGAGAACAACTCCGTGATACGGCCAGCAGGAACCCCACCTCCGAGCATACTGTCGATGATAGGCAACCCGGTGGACAGATACTTCGGAACGGTGACGATGGAACCAGCTTCCGTCATCCGCTCAGTATGAGCCTCGTTGTTCTTTTGAAGGTGTTCGACAATGTCTAAAGTGATAGAAGAAGAGGGGGCAGACGAAGCTGCCCCCGAAGTTGTAGTCGATTTGACTTTAGGCACTTTACGCTCCCAAACGCTGCCGCGACTTACCCTTCTTGCGCCTCTCCGGTTCCTGTTCCTGGGCAGCGTGCGTCTTATGCAGTTCCTTACTCAGCCCCTCGGTCAGCCCGGTCATCTGCGTAGCTTGTTTCTTCTTTTGCTCATCCCGCAGCGCCTGCACCTTCGCGCCGTAATCAATGCCGTCATCCTCGTCATCGTCATCTGCCAACCACGAGTCATCCGACACCGGCTCAACGGCACCTTCCTTTTCCTCAGATTCCGAGTCATCAAAAGGGACATCGCCCCCCTCATCCCCCCAATCCTCATCATCCCCCTCATCCGCTGCCTTATCCTCGGCGGCATCGTCCCAATCGGTCTCTTCCTTGCTGGGCGGGCTGTTCCACTCGTCGTCGGCCTCATCCACAGTAGCAACCGCACCCACGCTTGGAGTACTCACCACGAAACCGAGCTTGGCCTTCACCAACATCTCCACTTCCTTTGACGTGGGCATACTCACGAGATTGGCGATAGGGTCAAGCTTTTCCATCACAGCCTTGACCTCACCCGGCGTCGGCAGAGCCGGTTTGGTCTGTGGCAGGGCTTGCACCTCGTACTGCGTTGCCAAGCCAGTCCCGGTCTTGATCACCCGGATATCCCGCCCTTTAGGTGACATGCTGAGCACGTCCCCGAAGGTCTCCTTCTCCAGCACGATCTTACCGATGGACTGCCACACGGTGGTCGGCAGTCGCAGCATCTGGATACCCTTCTCCTCCTGGCCTCGGACAATGGCGCGAACGATGTACTGACGGCGCACTCCGATGCGCTGCGCCTCATCGTTCTGCCCCGCCGCCCGAAGCTCGGTCACCGCCGCGCACACCGCACAATCCTCGTGCGCCCAATTCGTCTCAGCGCGGCAAATGATCGGTTGCTTCTCGTTCAAGTTGTAGTGAAACCCGACCGGCACGAACCAACCATCTTCATCCTCCCCCTTCGGAGCAGGGAGAATCCTAAGATCCGTCTTACCAATGGGGAACTTGAAGAACGGCAGGAACTGGCGGGTTGCTCTCTCGGCACGCTTCAGCTCAGCACTCAGTCTATCCATCTTACTATCTCCTTTTACGTGTACGTGTAAGTTAATCGAAAACACAGATAGCAACGAACACTATTCCATCATACCCTTTTTGGCCCGACCTGTCAAGGCTCGCAACCCCGCTTCCAGTTCGGCCCGGTGCATGGACCCTGCGGTTGCCATCAACGACGAGCGAGAGTCGAAACCCTTCGCCATCGCTCGCAGGATGTTGGCGTCCCGCTTGATCTCGTTCATCTTCGTACTCAACTGGACGACCTCATCATTAGCCGCGAGTACAGCCTTGATCACACCTTCGGTTACCTTGCCATACTGATCCTCCAAGCTCTTGCTGTTTTTCCTGATATCCAGCTCGATAGCGGAAGTGCGGGCCTCCATGTCCACCACGAAGTCGGCCAGCTCCTGCTCCTTCACCGCGACGAGAGCCGTCCACCATGCCAGCTTGCCGGGTTGCTCCCCGATCACATCGAAAACATTGGCAGGATCGAAGTTTAGCTCCGTGTGGACGGTAAAATCGAGCTGCTCATTCCCCACGATCATCTGGACTTTCATGACACCTCCATAGAAAATATAGGTCCAAACACTAAGAAAGTCAAGATCCTATCCGGGCTTTCCCCCTTAATCTTTCTTGAACAGGCTAAGCGACACGACCTTATCGAGAAGCATAGTTCGGATCGTGTCCACCAGCATGGCCTTTGGCTTATTGGACATCTCATCCCGCAATGCTAACAACCAAGCATCAAACTGTTTAAGAGCTTCAACTAACTTAGCGTAGTTAGCACAAGTAGAATCCTCAGACAGCCGTCCAAACCGTTTCAGATCTTCGGGGTTGTCCAAATCGAAATCAACCGTAACCTTGGCCATTGACTAATCCTCCTCTTCATCGCCAGGATGCCCACAGTGCGGACAAGCTGCTCCTACCTCAAACTCGAAGCAACCATCTCCATCCAAAGACAGAACCGCTTCACGAGGCTTACTGCAAGAAGGACACGGGATCATCGCCCTATCCCCAGCCTTAACGTAGTCTGGCGGACCATACGAGATCGGCTCCGGCAACTTGTAGGTGCGATAGAGTTCCTGGCGGAGAGCACGCACAGCACATCGCCCGTCATAACCTTCCGAGCACTCGTCCCAACCCAAGGACTCTTGGTGGTATGGGCAAAGATAATCACCAAGTACCAATATCAGCGCGTCATGAATCTCTAGCACTAGATGCCCTGGTACACGGTAAGTTACCAGCGTGTCCTCTCCGGCCCACTCACCTGACACAATCCGACCTTTTAACAATCGTCCCGGTTTCACTTCGCCTCCACGAATTCCCCGTTCTTATCGATCGTAACCTGGACAACGCCCTTGCCCGCAAACAGCTTACTCCACCGCCGCTCATCCTCTACCATACGCTTCACCTCGGCCAGCGTAGTCCCTCGGATCAGCGCTGGCTCGACCATATAGCCATCCCCAAGAGGAATATGAGCAAGCTGAAGTGGCTTTGTTTTCACGATGATGTACTCGGCATAGCCATCAGCACGCGGCCACCTCACCACCTCGCCGATGATCCCAGAAGCAGCTCCCGACCCACCGTTATCCTGCCGGATAGCCTCGCCCAGAGCTACTAACCAGGCTGTTTCCGCTGCAAAGTTCTCATCCGAAGTTTTATCATGATCCCATGCCGGAACCGGGTGCTGCACCAAATACTTATCGAGGCTCACCAGATGGGCCATCTCACTCCCTCTTTCCCACCTTCACGATCACGTCCTTCACCTCGGTATAGAAACCAGCCTGCTTGCTGATCTCCACCATCTCAAAGAAGAACTCACGAAGGCGTCGAAGCTCCTGGATCCGGTCGTTCAATGCCTTATGAAAAGCCATAGGCAATTCCAGGCTATGCCATTGTTTCACCACAGGGCCAAAGGCATAGAGAACACCTGGGTTAAAGGCCACCGCCTTTAGCTCAAGCTCATCAAACTCTTCACTTACAAGCGCAGCGAACTCCTTCCATGCTTTCGTGAACACGGCTGGATCGTCAACTACTTTACCATCGGGTAAAGTCGCTTCGAACTCGTCTGCATCGCTCATAGATAATCCTTTACGTCGAGGGAGCAGGTCAGCACGTCATCGAGGTCTAACTTGTGCATATCCTTGAGGTTAGGCCCCGCCTCAATGCCAATCGACAGGGGAATCGGCACGTCATCCAAAAGCCACTCCAGCCCAGGTGGACGGATCATCCTCCGGGCTATCTCCGGTAATAGCTCCTCGAACTCCTCGTAGGGCACCGAGAAGATAATAGAGTCATGGACCGTGCCAAGAATCTTTGCCCCGTAACCGTTGGCCTTCAAGAACTCCCACAACCGGCTGAGCGCAAACAGAGTAATATCTGCCGCCGCACTCTGAATCGGAGTGTTGATGCCAATGCGTTCCTCCCGACCATCCTCCGTTTCATAGCCGCTAATCTTTATGGTTCTTTTACGCCCGAATAAGGTTTGGACCCATCCGTGCTCGGTAGCCCAATCAATCATCTCCTCACGCCACGAAGCGAACTGAGGGAAAGTAGCAAAGTACTCATCGATAAAAGCTTTACCTTCAGCCTCAGTCAACCCGGATTGTCTGGTCAGCTTATTCAACCCCATACCGAACATCAGACCAAAGGTAAAGGTTTTAGCGGCAGTACGGAATTGCTTGAACTTCTTGTACTCGGGATGGTGCTCATTCGCCAACACCTCGACCATATGATCGAAATCCTGTTGGAACACCTGAGAGGCCACCCGGATGTGGAAGTCTCCCCCCTCATCGAAGAACTTACCCATCGTCGTATCCTTAGCGTACATCCCGGCGACCCGCACCTCGATCTGGCTCTGGTCGCACTCTATAAGGATGTGGCCCGGAAACGGCACGAAGGACTTCCGCACGTCGATCCCCGCCAGCCCAATTCCCTTGTCATCTTTATCCCGCTTCGGTAGCTGCTGCATGTTGGGGTGCTTGCACGACAGCCGTCCGGTCGCAGTACCGCCTGCAACCCCAGCACTATCTGTCACCTTGGCCAGGAAGTAGGTCGGGTGAACTGCTCCGGTGCGAGGACAGTAGAACTTTAAGAGCGGCTCACCAAACGACGACAATAGCTTACCGAAATTCCGTAACACCAATAGATCCGAGCAGAAAGCGTTGCCTGCCTGAGCGAAATGCTGCAAGGACTCTCGGTCGGAACTAGCCTTATCCGTCAGCTTAGAGCGCTTTACGGGTACAAGCTCCAGGCCCCCTGAACTACGCGGGCTGAAGAGGAACTCCTGGAGTTGGGTGGCCGAGGACAGGTTAAACGCCCGTTTACCCGTAGCGGGCAGCCCCTTCTGCTGGATGTAGGCTTGCAGTTGGGGGCTGGTCATCAATCGCCGTTCGTACTCGGCATAAGTACGTTCGGCATTCTCGATAAACTGTGCATGTTGAATAGGATCGAAAGGAAAACCGCAGCTCTCAATATCGACAAAAGCATTGACCAATAGAGACTGATAATCACACAGCCACCGAGGACTACCGCCTTCGGCATCCGAATGGAACCGAATCATTTAGACCCCCTTACTAAACCGAGGCTCCCCTGCCTTGCCGAGCCACACCATGCCATACCCTACCTGGCCTCGCCACACCGCACCCAGCCATGACAATAGCTCATACTCCAATGTTAACACGCTTTTTCTCTTGAAGGATCGTTTTGTACAGCTCACTAAAAAGGTAGCGCACAAGCACAACATCAAGGCAACTGTACGAGATTAGAATTTCGGGGGGGGCGTCATAAGTACCGTGCTCCTTAAAGTACTGATCCATAAGGACTTCGTACCCACCTAAATCACTAACCTCGTAAGCAATTGTTTTCAGAGACAACGGTGCTTCACCATGTGCAATTGACCATGCCATCAGCGTGTCATAGACGGCATATGCTTCAGTTACACCAATCCGTCTAAGCGCTTTCAAATCGTACTTTAGGTTATGCCCCACCAGCTTGAAGTAGTCCGTGCTCAGAAACCGATTCAGCAGGCGGGCGGTATTATCCAGCCACTTAGCCTCAGATGTCCACGGGAACCCCGCCGACTGGATGGGTAGGAAGTAGACCGGATGTTCCTCGCGCCCCTCCAAATCTATAAGCCCGAACTGCAAGCTGAAAACCCGAAAGTCATCATCGTTCATAGCCTCATCAACACCACTAGCTTCAATGTCGATAGCTAGGTACTCGCCCCTGTGCTTGGCAATAAGCTCCCGTGCAACTGCTTTGAACTGCGCGATAGAATCAATCACTTTAAAGTCAAACCGCTCCAGCTTCTCCGGCGACCAGTAAGGATTTCCGTCGCCATAAAACACCGCCTTAGCCCGCCGCAGATCAGCGAGCCACGGGTCCAGCTTGGCCGGTGTGGTGAGGATAGAGAATGGATGATCCACCGGCATGACCTGGGTTGTCCACTCATTTCCTGCTGCGTCGGTACGAACTAAGGGGAACAGCTTGCCCCTAGTTTTAGAGATAGGTGCAGTACTACCCAAGACGGCATATTGGGCGGTTTTACCCAGCGCTATAACCAACTTCGGGCGGAAAAGGTCGATCTCCTGGTTGAGATACTTCGCCGCGCAAATCTTGGCATCCTTAACCTTTACCTTACCAGACGGGAAGCACTTAACGGCGTAGGTAGCAAACACATCGCCTTTAGGCCCGATGGGGAAACCGATCTCATCGAGCGACTGAGCGAGCAGCCTACCCCGCTCATCGCCGAACGCCCGACCAAGCAGCACCTCCTGCTTCGACGGCCCATCCCCCACTATAAGGATGCTCGGGTCGTCCAGGTTGCCGATCCCGGACAAACAAGTAACCCCCGGCACTTTATGTAAGGGGCAGAGCGTGCAATTGTGATCGTAGATGGGAGTAAGATTAGCCATAACCGTAGGATACCATCACCTTCTTCTTGTTGTCACTAATTTTCTTCTCCCATCACTTCCTGCACCCTCTCATCAATCAGCGCCTGCAAATCCACCTCACCCACGTCCTCCGCCGGGGCCAGCTTATTCGGGGTCTTAGCCAAAGAATTCCCCTTCGGGGAATTCTTTGATTTGGTCTTCTGGGCCTGAAGTGGGACTGGCTCCTTGACCTTGACCGGCTTGACCTTCTGTCCCCTTTTGGCCGCCCCCCACCTTCTGTTGCTGGCATGGCTCTCGCGCAACTCTTCGATCGGCAAGGACTTGCGAGTTTTAGGATCGACCACCCCCGTCACGCACACCCACTTAACCGGCGCTTTAACCTTCACCAGGCTACCATCACTGGCGATCAGCTCGAACTCCTTCTCCTCCGGCACGAACTCCGGCCAATTCCCCTGCGCCCAATCCCATGCTTCTCCACCAGGATTATTCTTACTGGTAAGATTGACAGTCGCAAGGTTCTCATCATAGAGCTTGATGTTTAGTTCAACTCGATCACGTTTGATCAGGCACTCGGTGATCGATTCGACCAGCACCTGCCGTTTGCTCATCGGCTTTCCCTCCCTGAGTCATAGGCAAAGTCGCCCTCTCGGTCACAGGCATCACACTCTCCGGCCTTGTTCCCATGAGGACACTTTGCCAAACCCTTGTCACAGCACTCTTGGCACCACACATATTCAGTTGGTTTACCACAACCCTGACAAGGATGCTGATACTGCACGCGCCATGGCTTGGACGTATTCGGCATCTTAGTCCTCCACCCTGCTCATCACCTTCGCCAAAGATGAACAGAAGCGAACATCCTCGATCTCACGGGCAAGATCAGGCTTATCTGTTTTCCACCAATACTCAAAGAACATACGCTCGACATAGGACAGACTAAACGGCTTGTACACCCGCCGCTGCATCAGGGTCAGCCACGCAAGCTCCTGCCCCCAGAAGTGGGGAGTCTCCATGATCGACAGACCAGGACGGCTCTCACAGAAGAACCTCGCGTCCCTCAGCAGCTCATCCGGCAATAGCGTCGGATAGATATCAATAAAGGCGAACTCGTAGCGGCCCTGGGCCTTGTGGATGTCCTCGTGGATAACCCGGATCTTAGCCTGCTCCGGGCGATCTCCTTGGGTAGCCTGGAAGAAGTCGATCACCCTCTTGTCCGTCTCGTACACGGTGACGGAATCAACATGCTCCATCGCCGCGAACCGAAGCGCCGCATACCCCATCCCGAGGCCACCAACCAGGATATCCCCGCCAAAGGTCTGGAACGGTACCCAATGCGACTCCACTTCCAGCCACGTCAGGCTCATCCAGATCGTACCGTCAAACGTAAGGATCGGGATAGCCGGTCCCTCACACACCATCTGCTTGTTGAGGTACTCATCGATGCGGACAGGGTGTTTGATCGATTTGAGCTTGAGGACCAACCCATCCTTGGCATACGGCACCGGGTTGTAAAACTGGATTTCCTTTTCCAGATATTCGGTCGTGAACGGATTCTCCAGCCCTTGCTCAACTGCCTCTGCCAGCGCCACTCGGCTCACAGCATTTCCTCCACTATCTCAAGGGGCATCAACCCCGAAAACATCTCCTCCCGTCGCTTCTTCTCCAACCGCCGTTCCTTCCGGAGCTTAAGGCGCAGCTTACGCGCCTTCTCCTCCTCCTTCTCCTTTGCCTTCGCCATCTTCCGTTCCTGATCTCGTACGTACGCTCGCCCAGGGGTCAGGGTCACCGCTGACGGGATATTCCCATCGATAATCTCCCCAGTCTCCAACGCCTGAACCCTACAAGGCACCTTCTTCGCGTAGTTGCGGGCGACTAACCCTGTTGCTCTCAACAGGTTATAGAGCATCGCTACGAATGTAGGATGATCAGCAGTAATGCAAGGCATCCCCGCTGGACGTGCTCGCTTGATCCAGGTCAGGTGCTTGCCGGTTGTTCGGGTCCAATTGTTGCTATGCACAACAAGAGTCTTATCATCAGAAAACGCAACCAGCGTCTTGTAGCTATAGAAAAAGTCTACTCCACCAACCGACACCGCCACAGTGTGCTCACCGTAGTTGTTGCTCCGGTACTGACCATAGTTCCAAACCCTGGGGAATTGACTGATATCTTCAAGAAACGTAGCCTTATACGTCTTTGCGTAGGACATACCTCACCACATCTCGTCGTTCTCGGGCAGGGCCAAGGCGTGGTCCACCCCGAAATCCTGGGCCTGGGCGGCGACCCCGGCCCCTGCCGCTGCATTCTCATACAGCCACCGCAAGCGATCGGCTCCCTGCTGTAACGTCGTGCTGCTCTGGATCACCTTAGCCAAAAAGCTATCCACCTCCAGAGGGTAAGCCCCTTCGTCAAAACTGTCGTAGCAGAGGATTCGTGGATTTAGCTCATCCTGTTGCAGCTTCCGGTGACCGGAGATCATCGGGACGGCATGTGGGACAAGCAGGAACAAGAACTTATTCATCATCATAGCCTGCTCGATATCAGTCGAGCCGCCCATGTCGAGGACCACCTTGGACTGCTCACCCCACCACGGGAAACCGTGTGGTGACACCAACCACATCCGGCCACCGGCTGACGGTGGAACACCAGTCGCAAAGAGGATGGTACGCTTCGTTGCCACCCCCTGTTGCTTGAGGATCACCTTTAGTACATGCTCTGGGGGCAACAACCCCATCCACTCAGTCACGTACCGGCGCTCTGCGATCTTCGCGATGCCCCACCGATAAAACATCGAGTCTGAAGAAACATCCAGTGCAAAAACTCCCTTATGAACCGCAACACGCTCGCAATGGTCGATGAGTGTCTTAAGCCCTCCTGCAAACTTCACCGGATCTTTGAAAGCACCCGGCGTCTGATCGACAAACATCACGTTGTTCTTGGTCTGGAGCTTATTGTCCATGAACGGAAGGGTGGAGTTCATCTCCACCCCATCCCGGCTTTTACCGATAGCACGCACCGTTTCCGGCGTTAAGCCAAAATCGGGATACCCGCCTGTCAGGACAAACAGCCCTGTCTCCTCGTCAAACGATCCTGTTCGACCAAGAACCAGAGAGGTGTCCATGTTATCCCCCTGCTTAGTCCAGCATGTCGTCGAACAGATCGACCACCATGCTCTCGTCCACGAGTTCGCCAGCCCGCATCTTCGACACGGCTTTCTTGCTCACGGTGGCGAACACGTCCGTCAGATCCTTCGTGCTCTTGGAGCAGAAAGCATCGAGGAACTTGAAGTTACCCTGGACCTGGACACCGTTGACCATCTTCTCCAGGTTCTCGTCGGTAATGTTGATACCGTTGTGCGCTTCGTGATAGTGCATCACGTTTTCGGCAGTCGTATCAACCGCCAGCCCGAACACAGTCGGGTCACCGGTCTTATCGAAACCGATAGGCGTTTTCACCCGATGCACCGGCAGCGCACCCTCGTTCTGCATATTCTGTTGTCCCAGGTGATCGGCCAGCCGATCCGCAAGAGACCGTCCGCCAACCCCAGGCTCCAGCTCCGGGTCAGCCGCCAGCTCTTCCGCTGTGGCTCCACCATCCCCCGGCTTATTCGTGGCAACAACATGCCCGTCCACGAAGTCCTCCAACCCGGCGTGCTTCACCAGCATCCAACGAGCCAAGGTGATAGCAGTCGGCAGGAAGTGATCGCTCACTTCCTCTTGGAAGTAGCTCGGAAAGACGAACAGGAACTCCTTGCCACCACCACTACGATACGAGCGAAGCTGATTCGTGAACAGATGCGCTCGGTGAACGAAATCCATGTACTGACTCTCACCTCGCTCAGGTTCCCAACCCCACAGCCTCGGAGCACTACCTCCCGATACGCTATAGATCCCCGTCTCCCACAGCATCGCCGGAGCGTGCAGCGGATACCTGCCGGAGAACCGGTTATGACTCCGGATACGCCGACCGGCTCCGATCGGATCCAGAGCCAGCTCTCCGACCGGCAACGAGGTCGCCTTCGCGTCCCACTCATACCGAAGATTCCAGGCTGAGTACTGCGCGGCCTGCGACCACAGAGCCTTGAACACGTCCGACAGCGACCGCAGCGTATCCGGCTCCTTGCCCCACGAATGCACCGAGGACAACCGATACGGCTGACCATAAGGCAGCGTATGGTTCCTCACCTTGTTGCTCTCCGGAATCCGGAGCTGATAGGTCATCATCGCCGGTTGATTCCGGACCACTGCCCCCGCTGGGCTATGGTAGACATCGTCATCATCAATGGAAGCGAACGCCGGAGCCAACACCGGCAGCAGGAACACCACGGGTGGCCACGATGCCAGATTGGTCAGCTCTCCCACCGCCAGAGGCCCCACCGGCTTCTTGAAGGTGAAGATCACCGCCATCAGTGCCGATACCGGACTGCCCTTAATGATCGATTCCGGTCTATACGTGAAGAACGACTGGTCCAGATTCGGCCTCAAAGCCCGCGCTCTAGAGTCGATCCGGAACTGCCGCCACGTGCTCTGAAAGAGCTGCTCGAACAGCCTCGACTGGAAGTCATCCGAGCCATAGTCGTTGCGCTTATGCCCCAACGTCACATCCGGCATCGTATGCAGCCGATAGTCCACGTCCGACATGGAACCGAAGATCAGATCCGAGGGGATCTTGTCCAGGTTATTCTGGGCCATGAACTGCTTCAACTGGTTGAAGAAGTCACGGTTATCCCCAGTCGTCGGAGTTGCCCGCCATGCCAACGCTGCGTGCGTTGCAGGGTCCGTATGCTCCTGGATAAGCTGAGCGATCGGTCCTACCACGGTCATCGACTCAGCGAAGTAGCACGCATTGACAAACGCTTGTTTGAATCTGGCTTCTCCGTGCAGGCAGTCCAGATCGCCCGTGATCTTCAGCCCTCCATGCTGGCGCATCACCCCCGAGGCAAGAATCGAAAACGGGTCCAGTACAACACCCTGGGTCACTGACAGTGAGCGCATATGTTCCCCTTAGCTCCCCGTCTGGTCCGTTGCCAACCGATCGATGAGTGTGATCAGCTTCTCCTGGATGAGGAACGGTGCCGTGTGCTTGTCTCCCCAACCTTGGGGGAACACATCCAGCAGTTCATACATCCGGTAGTAGTGGGTCACACCACGATCTCCAATACCCAACGCTCCAATGTGAATGCCCGCGATCTCGATCCGGCGCACTGCCCACTTCAGGAACTTGGACTGCATCGTGTAGTCCCCTGCCGCTGGCAGCCCATCCGACAGCACGATCATGATCTTCCGATCCTCCGGTCGGGTGATGATCTGTGTCGCCGCCCACAGCAGCGACTCACCATCGGAATTGGTTTCCGGATAGATATACCGGCCCTTATAAGTCGTGCGAGTGAAAGCGTTCATCGCCAGCATCTTCTGCTCACAAGTCGTCCACGGCTCGTGGAAATCCTTGAACAAGAAGTTGACGATGTCCATCTGCCTCGATGCGTTATAGTTACGACGATTGTTGTTCGTCGTATCGGTGGTGTAGCCCATCACCGCAAACGGCACCTGTATCCGCTGCAATAGCCGAGCGATCCCCCGGCCTGCTGCGTGCGAGATCGCGAACTTGGAGTTGTGCGGTCTCGGGAGATTCAACCCCGGCACATCCGAGATCATCGAGCCTGAGCAATCGATGCACAGCATGACGACCACGCCCTTTTTGCTTTGCACCGTCTCCTGGCGTCGGAGATACAGCGGTCGGCCATGAGCGTGTCCGGACATGATCGGTTGCAGCATCTTCGGGTTGATCCGATTCCCCTGCCACGCTTTGCCCGGTGCGCTCTTGAACTTGCCCATCAGCCGCCGAGCGGCTGGCCCCAGATCATGGGGCATAATCTCCTGGATAAACCGGTCATACTCCTGGAAGGCGGAGTCATCATCCTGAACCAGTGCGTCCAGATCCTGATCCGCGATCACGACCACCCCGACTCCGGGGTCCAACCGTGCCAGATACTCGTCAGGCATCCCCTCCGCATCCGGGGCATGCTCCATACTCGGTGAACCGGCTGTGGCGCTGTTCGACTCTACAGCCGCTTGCTGCTTGGCCGCTTCCTCCGCTTCCTGCGCCTCTCGCATGAGCTGCGCCATGTCCGTCTGAGCATCCTGCGCCCACTCAATCAACTGATCGAACTGCGCCTGCTTGCTGATGTCTCCGGTCAGCGCGTCGTCGGAATCGCCTTCGGCAGCGACTTCTTCTTCGTCTTCTCCATCTCCCTCAGCGTCCTCTTCGCCTTCTTCGCTTCCGTCTCGATCTCCTTCATCATCTTGGTCATCGCCTTCGGTGCCGTCGTCTCCAGAATCTTCATCGGCGTCATCCTCGTCATCTCCGTCGTCGCCCTCTTCATCGTCTCCCCCAGACGCCGAATCACCTTCATCTGAATCGTCTTCGTCATCTCCGGCCCCGGATACGCCATCAGATTCTGAATCATCGTCTTCAGAATCCTCATCGTCCTCCTCGCTGCCATCATGTTCGCCAGCAGCGTCTCCTTCTCCTCCCTCAGAGTCCGATTCTCCTTCCGAATCTGACTCATCTTCGTCTCCCACGCTTCCTGCACCAGCATCATTATCGCTTCCGTCTCCGGACTCAGATTCGTCAGAATCTCCTTCTCCAGCTTCATCTGCTCCATCGGAGTCACTATCGGATTGCTCATCCTTGTCTCCCTTCTTGCCCTTCTTGCTCTTCTTGCCCTTCTTGGGCTTGGCGAACTCTTCGGCAAAGCGATCGTCGCCACCCTGCTCCTCGCCTTCCTGATCGCCTTCGCTCTCTTCGGCCTCACTCATATCCGGGAGCTTTTTCTCCAGGATAAGCGCCATGACCTTATCCACCCGCGCTGCCAGATCTTCCAACGTCACGGCGCACACATCCCGGATATCCCCGAAGGTATCGTCCACTGCATCGAGCACCCAGCTCACATGCGGCGGCGCGATTCCCCGGATATAGTCCCGGTCCAACTGGCCGTGCTTACCGTTCAGAAGCGCATTCGCGTGCAACTCTCCGACGAAGAACGGATTCAGCGGTGGATGCGGCAGGTTGTTCGCTGCCTGGATCTCCTTGGCTTTCTCCAGCGTCGGCGTGAACGGATCTTGCAGATCCAACGCAATCGGCCCGCCGATGAAGTGCTTCTTGCACCCCGGAAACCGGCGTACCATCAGGTTTTCGACGCGAGCATCCTCAACACAGTTGAGGAAGAAGTGCGCCGTCTTGATCAGCTCTTCCGGGATCTCCGTATAGCCCTTTGCCTTGCAGACATCGAGCATACGGGACTGTTGCTTCCAGCCTTCCACGGTGTTCTCGGGCGGCGGGGTGAAGATGATATGCCCGGTCTCATGATCGAGATACCAGGACACGATCAGCAACGCCCGCTCCGACTTCACGTGGGCTGGAAGAAGGATCTTTCTCTGGCTCGGGATCGCCTGCGGAACTGTCACTTTCGGGTCTACCACGACCGTGACATCGCAGTCGGCCAAGCCAGCCGCAATTCCTTGCAGAACCTGCGCGACGGGGATGTTCCCCCCGAACAGGTCGCGCATGTGTTTGACACCCAGTTCTGCCATGGCCAGCTCTAGCGTGGCCCACTCTTCCATTTCGTCCATGGCTGCCTCCTACTTGGCGGCAGTTCGGTTCGGATCAACGAAGTTGAACCGATCAGCGATACCCAGCATGATCTCCCTGTCCCTGGCTGTGGGCAGCTTGGACAGGATGGTCATCCCCAATGCCTCGTACTTCAGCACCAGGAAGTACTTGGCGAAGTGCAGCATCATCCTCACGGAGATCGGAGTGGACAGCCCGTTCTGCTCCCACGAGGACAGGGTTGCCGCATAGAACTTGGTGAGCGCATCCACCAATTCCGGCTTCAAGCTCTGGTTGTAGAACTCCACCTTCTCCAGAATCTGCGCCAGATTCTTGGGCGGCAGCGGCTCCATCTCCATCACCAGATGGAACCTGTTCAACTGCGCGAAGTTCTGAGCACCGGTCCCGGCATACAGGCCGGTCTCGTCACCCAGCCCTCGGGTGTTCGCGGTGGCGATGATGATGCAGTCCTTATGCCGAGGGATAAACTGATCCCGCTCCGGCAGCATCACACCGGGCTGGTGATCTTCCAACAGCCGCTGAAGGCCGATCGACAGCTCAGCCCTGATGGAATCCCACTCATCCAGCAGCAGGACGCACGGGTGCTGGATCGCCTTGGTCAAGGTGGTCCACTTCCACCCGTCATCGTTCAGAATGTTGGGGTTGCTCAACCCGAAGTAGCCGAACAGCTCCGGCGATCCCAGCTCACCGTGCAGGTTCAACCTGACGGCGGGCAGCATGACCTTTGCCGCGAGCTGCATCCCCAGCATCGTCTTACCAACACCGGTCGATCCCACGAGCAGGACGTTGTCGCGGTTGGCGAAAGCCAACAGCAGCGAGATCACCTGCCGACCAGGGAAACGATAGTACGGATCCACTGCCGGAATCAGAGCCTTGAGCCGCTGATCCTCGGGATCGTTATCGTCATACTGGCCGAAGGGAATCTTCACCTTGGCGTTCTCCCCCTTGAGCTGGGGGAACACCTGACCCGCTTCGATGGTGATTACTTCCATGTCTGGCCTCCGTCTAAGTGCCAGTTACGGTTGATGATATCACGGTTTTCAAGGTTTGTCAATCAGGAAGAAGTGGGGGTCCGTACCATGCTCATGGCACTCGCGGATCAGCTCCTCCTCGGTCAGTTCCTTCACTGAAGTGACTTCCGACTTCCCGGACCACTCCCCGGAAATCGTCTCCTCGTGAATCCGCGCCAGATCCCAATGGCTCGGGATAGGCCCCTCACTCAGAACCTCGAACGTGATCGTGGTCCTATAGAACGGACTCATCCCCGCGCTCCAGACCCTCGTAGTAGAGCTGGCCATAGTTTGGACTGTCGGTTTCAAGATCCCACCGGCAGTCGTACCACTTCTCTTCTTGGGGGTGCCAATAACGGATCACTTCACCATCAGGGACGCCCATACTCCACAAGGTATGTTCCCCCTGATCCGTGACGATCTCGAAGTCTGCGCTAGCAGCGACGACATCCCCGCCTTTGAGATAGATACGCATCAGTCTGTAACCCCGTCAGGTGCCTCCTCGACAAAGTCGATGTCACGAATCTCGAAACCCTCTGTACCATGCGTGTACTCGCACCAGCTCTCGGCTAGGACAGCATCCGGGATTTCCTCCGGGATATCGTACTCGTCCCGCCATTGATGGGCAAGATACTCTCGTTGCTTCTCGATGGCTTCCCGAGTGTGGGCCACGTACACGTCTTTCCCAAAACGATGCTCGAAGATGAGCACGAAGGGCATACTACGCCCGCACCTTCCCCTGTGCTCTGTACTCCCCGAGGCGATCCAGCAACCACGCTGCCGTACCGAACGACTGAACTTCATCGGCAGTGATGACGATTGCCGAACCACCAAACTCATCGGGGCGCATCTTCGAACAGGTGTAGGCGATCTCGAAGCCGATCACGCCATCGGGACGGAACTTCTTCAGGAACCCCTGGAGCAGAGCAATCAGGGCGTCGTTGTCGAAGCCTTCCTCGATGTCGAAGTAGACTTCACCTCGGACGTTATCTTCCGTGATAGCCTCTCCCTGGATGCCCGTGACCATGGTGACGAGCTTCCACCCGGTCCACCCATGGGAGACGAAGTCATCCAGCTCAGGGATACCCTCCTCCTGTGACTCAACATCTTGGAGTTTACGGGTCATCTCCTTGATCCACGCATACTCCTTATTGGTCACGTTCTCGATCCCAAAGCACGTCTGCTCGTAGCTGTTAGCCATCACTCTGCCTTTTTCTGTTGCCAGTCCAGGGCTTCTTGCAGTAGACGTTGAATGAGTACAAGTGATGTTGGGGCAACCCGTTTCACATCCAGATGGATGAAAATGGCACAAACATCACGAATCTTATCTTCCCTTGTGCGCATCAACCACTCAAAATCCCGCTTCTGGTCATGTTGCTGCCAAAGCTGATCATGGAGACTGCCTATTGTTTCCTCTTTGGCAATGTCCATTTTTCTCAGCTCTTGTATACGCCGAATGAGCTGTGCTTTGGTCTCTTTTTCAAGATGCTCATGCTGTAGAGGGCTATACTTAGCCATCAGGGTTGATCCTCTTGGTAGTGTCTAGGGACGACGGACAAAATTCCTCTTTGATCCTGTCAAATGCCTCTGTCGCTCGCCTGAGAATCTCTCCGATTTGGAACGGCTCCAAATCCATGTTTAGGCAAAGCTGATCCAGCATATCTTGAGGCATATCAATAGCATGGATCTCAGCCAACAGCCGGGGGAACTGGATGCTATCACTCAACCAAAGCGGATTTTCTTGAGAGGTCATCTACTTCTCCGCTTGCCACGTATCGAAGTCAGGCTCTTCCTTGGCGTAGATCTCTTCACGGCTCAACCGCTCCCGGAGCTGCTTCTTCTCACGCTGCTCCAGTTCACGCTGCTCCTTGGGGGTCAGGTGGGCCTGAGTCAACCACTCTCGCGGGATACCCTGAAGGTTACGCATGACCTACTCCTCGTCCTCAGCCTGCTCAGCCGCGTATCCGAAAGTACGACACACGTCGCAATCGCATTGAGAACCATGCTCATCCATCAGGATGTCCGGGATCTCCAACCGAAGAAAATTCGGCAGCTCTCGGACAGCGTTCCTCAACCGGGCCAACTCCTGCTCAGGGGTCTCAGGCATGATGCCTCCTACGCCCGAATCCGATCCGTTTGTGGATCAAACGCAACCTCTTGCACGGCAATGACTTCCCCGGTCTCATCCCGTTTCAGATCGGTGTTCTTGATGACCACCGCGTGGATGAAGCACGAAACGTCCATGAACTGGTCACGGTTCCGTGCGGTTTTCCCGCACATCAGGCACACCCAGGTGAACCCTTCCGGTGCCTGATAGGTACGCTCAATTTCCTTGATCTCCTGCTCGGTCCAGGGCATACGTCACCTCGACAGGAAGAACGCGGTGTATCTCAGCTCCGAAGACTTGAGTGTCTGAAGTTGGGCAGCACTCGGCAGCGCAAGTGTTGACTCAGACCGTGCCTTCAACTCCTTTTGCCAAACATCCGAAGAGAAGGTGAAGTTGAACATCGGGATGTTCTTACCCACCGGGATATCCTTGGCAGCCCGTCCGGAGAAACCGGTGAAATCCATCACCTGCTGTCGAAGCTGATTCAGCCCCAGCTCCACGACATGATGCCGCTCCTCCTGCGTGCTCTTCGCCAACCGGGCACGAACACGCTCGAACCACGGGAGAAGCTTCTTGTCGAAGTAAACCTCGTTCGCAGCCCTGTCTTTCGCTGTCCACAGAGCTACGTTCTTCTTGCGGTAGCTCTTGGGCGGCTGTGCGGGCGGCTTGCAGTACGTGGCTCCAAACAGCATCGCCAGATTGACACCAAAGACCTTCACGTAGTTGTACGTGGTCATTGAAGCGGCCACATCAGTAGTAGCTGCTTCCTTCTTGGGCCATCCCTCCGAAGGCTTTTGCATCGTCACAGCAAACGAAAGGTAGTCATCCTCTGTACGGTTGAAGGCAACCAGCCCCGAGAACAGCGACCACTTCAGTTGATGCCGCAGAAGCTGGGTGACTTCCTCATCCTTCGAGTACATGAAGGGGGAGCTGCCAGAAAGGGTCAGGGGCCAGATATCGAGAAGAACTGATGGGTTGCTCTGAACGACGAAAGATGACTGAAGTCGCATCTGATCCAGCACCGCACAGGCCAGAATCCCAAGATACCGTTGGGCGTTCATGGCTTTCACCTTGATCGCCGCACGATACCGTGCCCGCTCGACTTCCGGTTCCCACGGGGACACGATATCCTCGGGCTTAACCTGCACCACCTGGATGAGCTTCTGGTTGTCCTTCTCCACGAGGTCCAGGTCGAGCGCCCGCATGTCGGTGGCCGGGATGCCATAGAGCTTCCCCTTCAGGATGGTCTTGCGAGTCGGGATCAACCTCCCGCAGTTGTCCGTCGTGTAGACCTCCTGCACGGACTTGTCCGTGATGACGACCGGCTGCACCGTCACCTCGTTGACGTTGAACCGGCACTTCCGGCTGTAGTCCTCGGCATACGCATACGTCTGACCGACTCGCACGTCTTTCATGTACATAGTTGCCTCCTCAGAAGCACTGATTGAGCCACGGTTTCACGACTTCAAGCATGATATCAACCGGGATTTCCAGCCCTTGCGGTTCCACCAACTCGATACGAGCGTAACCGCCCACTCGCCCCGTTAGGATGAACTGTGATTGTTCCTTAGTCGTGTGCCGAACCCGGAACGTGAAGCTACGCATCTCCAACGTCTCCAGATCCGTCATGGTCATGGTGAACTTGTCGCTTTTACCCGCTCCGACGAACAAGATTTTAGGGACAGCTCGCCCCGCGTATGCTTCCGGCCAGAAATACTTGTGGGAGAGCGCACGCCGCAGTTCGGCGATCGTCTCCGTCTGTTTCTTCCGGAGTTCTTCCATCTGGTCCATCTTCGCCAGCGTATCGAGGATGAGCTGCCGTGCTGCTGCTTCGTCCATAAGGCTCCCTTCCAAGACAAAGATGGGGGCTACCCCGAAGGATAGCCCCCACCCAGAGTAGCTACTGCCGTAGCCGCAGCAAGACGTACAGAGTCGCGTACGCCATGAACGCAGGATCGTTCTCCTGCCCGAGCTTGCGGTCGATCTCGGCCATGTTCGGCTCGATGACCTCCGCTCGCAGACGCTTCGCAGCCTGCCCCATATCGGGGGTTTCCCCCACGATACGGTCAGCCTTGGTGATCTGCTCCTCGGTTAGGAAATCGAGCAGCGTCACCGACTTGGACATGGTCGCCTAGAACATCTCGTCGAGGGCCTTGAGGTCCACCCCCGGCGTCTCTTCGTCACCGTTGCCGCCCGATGCGGGGGAGTGCTCCTCCTCGGCCACGGTGCAGATCTGGAGCCAGTTGTCCCGGCTTCCCCAGTCGGCTTCGACGGCGTCCCAGGACGGGAGCAGGAAGGTGCGGCCATTGTCGGCCACGTATTTCGTGGTCTTCGCCAGCAACCCACCGATGTACTCGGCCTGCTCCTCAGTCATGGACGGCTCGGTGTTGTAGTACACCGCGTAGCAGTCCCGGTCGTTGCTGCCGACCTCGTGGACGACGTTCTGCTTGTCGGTCCAGGAAGCGGGACGGCGGCGGACCTTGAAGCCCAGGCTGTCGAGCTTCTCGTGCAGCTTCTGGGGCGGCACCCCACCGAACACGAGGTAGCTGCCGACGACGGTCTCGCCTTCCTTGGTCCGGACCTTGTAGGTCCGCAGGCTGAACAGCTCCGGGCGACCGGACTTGCCGTTCTTCGCTCCCGAGATCTGCCCGAGCACAAAGTCCGGGACATACCGGACATCATAGTCCCGAGGGGCAGCCTGCTGGCTGGTCTGGGTCTTCGGGGCCGTCTTGCGATAGGTGCGCTTCGTTGCCATCTGAAATCTCCTTATTGAGTGAGAAGTTGACGATAGGTTCAAGCACTTCTTGACATAGCTACCGCTTCATTGCTTTGCTCCATTCTTCTCGGATTTTGAGAATGGCGACAACGGAAATGTCGTCCGGATGAAAGTGGTATGTCGTTTCGCCCCACACATGGGTAGCGACGATGCTGAAGTCCGAAACCTCCCGCAAACGACTCGTGATCTCCTTCCACCCGGCCATGGCCTCTTCGACCTCGGGGGTGAGTTCCTGCTCGTCACTTCGGTACGACTGACCACCCCGAGTCACGACTTCGATCGCGATATACGTCTTCATAGCGTTGACGTTCCGAGTACCGGCAGTCCCACAAGAAGGCGAAGCTGATTCACCTCCGGGACGATCGCCTTCCGGCGATAGTAGTCGTCCTCGGCGTCCACGTTTCGGCTCAACATGATGATCGCGTCCTGGAGATCCGTGAACAACTTCCGGGCAGCATCGAAGTCTTCCTTGGGAACGATGATCCACTCCCCCTTGAAGCCCATGGGGGTTGTCGTATCCCTCCGCACGAGTGAATCACCCTCACAGATGAGAATGTTCGCCGGAAAGAGTCGCATCACCACTTCTCGCTGTAGACGAAGTAGTCACCGGAGACTGTCGAACGGATCGCCCAGCCCACCGTCTTGAAGCCGTCATTGATGTACTGGCACAGCCGGTACAGCTCCTGGCTCGCCAGCAGGTTCGGAGCGAGCTTGTCGGCCTTGACCAAGGACAAACGGCGGCGCTCGATGGCACCCCGGCGCACCTTGGTCTGAAGCGGCATCCCGTTCACGTGGTCCGGGATGATGTTCAACCTCTGTTGAAGCACCTCGACTTCGTGCCGACGCAGAACGACCGTCCCCTTGGTCACCTGACTCTTGCTCATACGAGGCTCCTTTCCAAGTCACAGTTGTTCGTCAAAGTCAGACTGCTCTGCCAGATCTTCCATTGCCGAAATGCCCGTCAGCTCGTAGCAATCCACCCATCGAGTGGCGCACTTCTCGCACTTGACTTCCTGGAAGATGGCCGTGCCCTCATGCTGGAGTTCACCAGTCATGACGATGCAGTCCACCACTCCGCAAAACGGGCACTTCTTCCCGTCATGCTTCAGGTACTCAAGATCCCGCTCATGCTGAGCCAGTCTCGAATCCATCATGCTCATGGTGGTCACCGCTTGTTCTGCCGTCTGTCAGCACCGCATTGAGCGCACGCTCTCGCGTTGGTCTGGTTGAGCGCATCGCAATGCGAACAGTGCCAAAGCAACTCCCCGTTCCGAGCGAACTTCTCGTAGTTCGTCAGCGTCCTCGGAACGTACTTCCGCTCGTTCGGGCCGGTGCCCTCGTTCGGGGTGTCGCTACGTGGTTGCGTATACCGGGCCATAACACCTCCTGCTACACCGGAAATGCGGCACAGCCGCACCTGACGCAGAATCCGGCTGGAGCGATCTCCCCGCCTTCCACGTACTGCCAGTAGGTCGGGGGGATCGGATCGAGCTTCGAGTCGATGTGGTGGCAGTTGTCGCACTCGAAGTACTGCGACGTGTTCAGCAGCTCGTTCCACAGGTACTCACCCAACCTGCGAGGCGGTTCCTCGGGCATCGGTCCCCCTACCAGAACGCGCCGTGCGTTTTCCAGCTTGACGAGCTTGACGAAAACGTGGTTGCTATCCGCATTTTCCTCGAAAAGCTGCTGCTCGAAATCCTCGATTTCCTGCTCCCAGTTGTAGTTGATGACGTGGTTGAGGTTCTCGGCCAAGTCATTCATCGCCCGCTCAAACAGAGTCATCTTCATCCTCCCCGTTGTGTTGCCATTTATCCTCCCCGTATTGCCATGCCACCAGACACTCGTGGCAGTAGCCGTGGTCCTGAACGTGGGTAAGAGCACTCGCACCGTGCTCCTTGTACCCACACTTGGGGCACTGGATAAGGCCAGGACAGCCTTCCTCCTCACACTCGGTGCAGCGTTTCTTCAGGAACTCGGCGTCCTTGGCCGCTCGGATCTCGGGATATCGCGCCTCGTTCTCCAGGTCGATGATCCTGAACTTCATCGAGTCCGCTCGAAGCTGTGCCTGATGCAGTTCTTCCTGCAACTGCTCGATCTTTTGCAAGGTATGGCCAAGCATACCACTGAGGTCAAGCACCACCTTCTCGTTCCGAAGTTGCTCTTGATGGAGCAACGCCTCACTCGCTTCCAGCGCCTGCTGGAGCGCCTCCTTCTCGAAGAACATCATGTTGAGGTCGCTCTTGAGACGCAGGTTCTCGTCGATGAGTTCCTGGCACATGGTGAGCAACGGATGGCTCATAACCCACCTCCCAGGGCGCGGACAACTTCCTTCCACTTGGGAGTCTTCCCGGTTGCACCCAACCTGCGAATGATCGCCGTAAGCCTGTAGCAATCCCCCTTGGCATAGGCGATCAATTTTCGAATGAGTGCATCGTTCTCTAACGCAGAACGTTGACTCACGACTCACCCCCCAGAGCCTCGAAAGCCTTGGTGGGGAAGTACAGAAAGTCACACTCGCCATACCACTCGGAATCCTCCGGCGTCGGTCTCTGTTCGAGCAGCCCCAGCTCGACCATCTTGTCCTGAGCATCTCCACCGCAGATGTCGTTGCCCTCGAAAAAGTACTCGCAGCACCACAGGCAGAACTGAGCAGCGGGTCGCGCCGCGTCCACCAACGCTTGCAGGCGCTTTGTCTTGGTCTGCTCCTCTCCATAGAGAACCCGAAACGCGATCACCTCTGCTTGCAGGCGGGCAATCTCCTTGTCTCTCCACCCGATTGAGGCCATGACTTCATCTTTGTCAGACAGGTCGATAAATGGTTCCCGACTCATGGCTTCACCTTCTTGGGTGGGACAGCCGGTCGAGCCACTTCATGCCGAAGAACGTCAACAGCAACAGAATGAGTATCCACTTCATGGTCTCACTCCGTGTCGTGGTCATACATCCCGGTGGCCGTGGCCGCATCCGTCATCTCGTAGGCGGTGCGGACAGGAACCGGGACAGTGCGGAGCACCACGATCTTGCCCCACAGCTCCGGCTTGACGAAAAGCGTGATGTTGCCGAACTCATCCGGCTCCATCATCTCGGAGTTGACCACCTCGCGCAGCAAGCCACGCACGTTCTCCGTCTCGCACTTCTCACAATGGCCCGAATGACCATTTTTGTGGACGGAGCACGCCTCGTAGGTGTTGATGTACTCAGCCATTTGGGGCCTCCCCGTACGCGAAATTGACGAAGTACCCGGAGTAATGACAGCGACTGCACCCCTTGCCCTCGCAGTACTCGCACACCGGAGCACCCATCTGCTTCAGCAGACGCTTCCGCTCCTTGCGGGCACCCTCGTAGACACCGAACTTCGCGTCCAGCCGCTGCCACTGCTCCTTCGGGGAACGCTTGCTGCGCTCCACGATGAACTGCTTCGCCGCGTCCTGACGCTCTTGCTTGGTCTTCATATCACTCTGCCTCCTTCTTCTGGTTGTGCTCCCACACGGGGCAATCGAGAAAGTGCTTGCCACCCTTGCCCGCGCACTTGGGGCAGTCAAGGGACATCACGTACATCTGGATGATGTTGGCAAGTTCGATGTCTTCAACGTAGTACAGGTCCGGTGAGCCATGCTTGTCCATGAATCGGGAGTGCTTGCCCTCCCGCTCGTTGTACCACTGCATGGCGTTGGCCAGAAGCTGCCCCACCCGCAGATCGGAGACAATGAGCATCGCCTCCTGAATCGCCTGAGTGACGAGCTTCGGGTTCCTGATCGCTCTCACGACACACCTCCCAACAGCCTGCTCATGACCCCACCGTCGAGAATGTCCGGTCTGGCCTCCGGGAAGGTGATCTTCAGCCGCTGGCCGGTCGGGATATGAACGACGATAAGGTAGTCCGCAGGCTGGTCTTCCCCGGAACCCCGGTACATGAGCATGACGTTGCTCCCCAGGGAGTTGCCCATGTGGAACCGGTCGTGCAGGAACGGGTTCTCGTCCGGGGGGAGAGGTTCCAGTTGCTCGATCCGAAAGGTGCTCATGGCTACTCCAGTAGTTGTCCGTCGAGTTCCTTGAACTCGATCACGCCTTCGATCTCTCCGCTCCGGATGGCAGCGTCGAGGTCTTCCGGCTCGGGTTCTTCGACCAGTTGCACGGCGGGTTTCGAGATCTTCCCGGCGCGAATGTCCCTGGCGACCGCGTCGAACAGCATCTTGGCGTCGATCAGAGACCATGACGAACTCTGGTGCCGCTCCCGAATGCTGTTGAGGCACTCGCATTGGGCGATCTGGTCGATGCCTTCGGGGTTCATCAGCGCCCATGTGCTGTCACCCTTCAGCATCTGTTCGAAGATCAGCCGCCGCTCTTTCGCGGTGATACAGTCGTTGGGGTCTTCGTCCTCGTCCATCCACAAGGGGATCTCCCTTGTCAGAGGATCGATCTCCTTCTTCGCCAGTGCCGCCTTGTAGGCGTCGGTGGCTTCCTTGGCTTCCCGCAGCCCCCAGCCGGTGCGGTCACGCAACTTCTTGATGACCGAAACGGTGTTCCCCTGCTCCAAGGCGACCTTCTCCCACAGGGTGAAGACATCCTCGATGGTCGCGAAGTCCTTCTTCCAGTGACAGGGGAAGTTGGCGAGGCGGTGGTTGACGAAGCTGGCGAGGATTTCCAGGTCGGGCTTTCGCAGCCCCCCCAGAAGCTGGTTGATGATGAGTTGGACTACGCCGTAGGACGTGAGTCCTCCGCTGGCGTAGACCTTCTGGGGGTCCGGTTCCTCGATCGCAGGCATAATCACCTCCCGAGGTGAAGAGTCGGACAGGCACAGTCTACCACGCGATCACGTGGATGTGGATGGGGATTCCCCCGACCGCCCCACGCCGTGACAGGCTGTGCCCAGATCAGATAGAACCCGAAGCGAGAGCTATCCAGGCGGATAGGCGCTAACATGAGTCCCTACTTGAGGGACTCAGGGTTGGTGTTGCAGGGGGTGAGGATGTCCTTCTCCGTGCTGGACACCTCGCGCACCGCGTTGAACTGGTGCAGCGCCAAGTTGGCGTAGCCCAACTTGACCCGGTCCTGGCTGGTCACCGGGCGCACCTGCTCGGTGGTCTCGATCCAGTTCCGGCCCATGCGAACGCTGACGGTCCCCTTGAATGCCATATCGGCACCTCCAAGATTGTATTTGGACCAGGGGGAGCTGATCCAGACAACGCCCCATGTAGGGGCGTTGTATGAACAGTCCTACTCGCTCATGCAGCGCTTGGCATCGGCCACGATCCTCACCGTGCGCTCGGGGCCGAGCACCTTCTTGATGTGCCCGTAGACGCACCCGCAATCCGGATCGTGATCGGGGTGCAGGTGCTCGTCTACGATCAACGTGAAGAGCACGTCCTCCAAGAAGTCGAGCAGCTTCTCGACGGTCAGCTCCGGCTCGGGCATGGCTAGTCCTTCCTCGCCACGACGTGCCACCCGTAGCGGGGGAACCACGCCATAGCGGTCAGCCTCTGGCCCTGAAGCTTGTTCATGACGAGCACCGCCTGGACCTCGTCCAGGGCGAACTTGATCCGTCGCAGCTCGTCCTTGGTGACCCGCCCCTTGTAGGTGCGGCAGAGAATGCTGCTGACCTGGAGCGGGCGGTTGCGGTCCTCGGGGTGGACACAGAGGTCCACACTGACCGCCTTCGGGGTGCGGCTCCCCCCGAAGAACTTCCTGGGCACGTTGTCGAAGTCCTTGGTCAAGGCCATAAGATCCCCTTTCTCGAAAGCGCTCGGCTCCATTGCCAAGAGCTTTCGAAAAAGTGAGGGGGCCACGAGGCCCCCTCGTTAGCTCGACTAGAAGTCGAAGTCGAGGTCGATGCCGTGCCGCTGCGCCTCCATCACCGCGTTGGCGGCCTTGGAGAACTGGGCGGCGAACTGGGCCTCGTTCTCGTCGTCCCAGACCGGGATGTCGGCCTCGGGGCAACCGATCGCCTCACCCAGCGCCTTGACGCAGCCCGACTGCCAGACGGCGGCGTTCGGGATCACGCAGGTGCCGAACTCGCCGTACTTGCCGACCACGACGAGCATGAGCCGCTGCCACGAGTGGCGCTTCTCGCCCTTGGCGGGCTTGTTGCCCTTCCGGAGCAGGATGCCGACGACCTGGGGCACGAACTCGGGCTTGCCGTCGCGCTTGGGCGGGAAGGACTTGGCGAGACCCTGCTGCTTGGCCTGGGAGACCTTGTCCCAGTTGACGACGTACACGGTCTCGGGGGTCTTGAGACCAGTCTGCGTTGCCCGCCACTCCCGGAACGCCTTGGCGGTGTACATCTGGGCGTGGGCCTTCGAGTACACCGGGTTGCCGGTCGCCCGATCGAAGATCAGCATGTCGGCCTTCGGGTTGGGCTTGCCGTTCGGCAGCGTCTTGGGGGCGCGGAGCTGGAAGCGCCGCTTGGTCATGCCCGTGGCCTGGAGCGACACGCCGTTGTGCATGACCGGCGCGAGGGCGGTGGGTCGGAAGCAGATGGTCACGATGACCTCGAAGATCGCCGCGATGAGGGAGCGGTGACCGTTCTTCGAGGGCTTGGAGTTCGCGTTGAGGAAGTCTTCGACTCGCTCCGCGAAGCGGTCGAAGCAGGCGATGCGACTGGGAGTCAGATTGGACACAGTATGTCCCCTTTCCTGAGTTGGAAACTGCTGATAGATCAACAAGATACGCGGTACTCGACGCTATCGAGGGTTTACAGCGAAGTGAGCATGAAGAACTGGCCGTCCTCCACTTGGTCAACGAATTCTAAGACGCGCTGCGGCCCGCCGATCGGGGTGTACGTCAAGGTGAGGACGAAGGTCACGCCCCCCAAGTAGCGGTACAGGTGGATGCGCGTCGGGCCGTGTTCGAGGACGTAGTTCGCGATACCATGCTCGTTGTCGGTGCAGTACTCGTCGCGATACACGAGCGCTTTCAGCGCCTCGTACAACTCGCGCAGCTTCAGGTCACCAAGTTCCTCGGTCAGAGGGAGTGCCATGATGCAGCTCCCTAGTTCCCGTAGAACTCGATCTCGTGCTTGACGCTGTCGAGATACTGGCGATAGTACTTCGAGTTGAACGGGCGCTCGCTGTCCTCGGGCAACTCGTTCTTGACGTGGATGATCTTGCCCGCGTCGAAGAGGTTGAGGATGCACTCGTCGCAGATGTCGCCTTGGGTGACTCCGAAGTCCTGCACGATATTGAAGATGGTGAAATCGGCGACGACGGAACCGTAGCCCCCGGAGATCTGACCGTTGTCGATGGACGACGCGCAACCGTACGCTTGGTGGGGGGAATCCCCCTTGTAGTCTCGACCGCAGACAGCGCAATGGACTTTGACGCCCTTGTCGCTGTCCTCTTCGGTCGAGTACACGACCGGATACCCTGGAACGGACATAGGCATACCCCTTTCAAAGACGAAGTCGAGCGGCTGGCTCATCAGGTACCGGGAACCACCCGGTACAACGGGGCTTTCGCCCCGTTTCGCCTTCAAACCCACAGGTGGTAGCCGAGCCACCCATCGTAGATGACGGCGTCAGGGTGACGAGGGCACGGCCCCTCATCTTCGAGAGACTTCCCCCACCGACCGGCGATCCACTCCGAGTTCCAGGCGAACCGGTACGTGAGCCGCCTACCATTCTCGTCGTACCGGTGCCGACCGAGGTTGAACCACAGCACGGTGTCCCGCAGGTTCTTGTGAACGTAGGCGATCTCCAGGACGCGACCCGTGCGCTGGAATTGAAGCGTCCGGGGGGTGCAGTTGCCGAACCACCCGAAGGCGATGGTCCAGAGGAACAGCTTGAAGACGTGCGTCACGCCTCCGCCGTTCCAGTCGATGCGTTGATAGAATTTCTGTGCCACAGGCAACCCCTTTCGTTGAGCCGAGCGTTGATGTTGCGGGTTCTCCGAAACCACCCCAGGGCTGAGTGGCTTCGAAGAACCCCCCCTCGGCGGGGGGTTCGAGAGTATCTACTTGATGGCGTAACCGGCACGGAGCACGACCTTCGACACGGCGGGCACCGCCGACTTGTAGGCCACCATCCGCTCGATGCGGGCCTTGGCCTTGAGCAGCCGCGCCGCCTCGTCGAGCGACGTGACCGGGACGGCGTCGAGCTTCGCGACGAGGTTGGCCACACCCTCACGGGACAGCGGCATCTCGATCTTCACACCGGGCGACTCGTCGAGCATCGCCTTCACCTTCGAGCAGTCGATGCGGTCGGTGGGCAGGTAGGCGTTGCGGATCGCCTTGAGGTCGCTGACGGTGTCCTGGTGCCGCTTCCACTCACCACCCTGGGTGAGCACGAGCAGGGTCACGTACATGTAGATCGGGACGATGGGGTCGGCGGTGTTCGCGTTGGACTTCGTGGACTTGGACGACTGGCGCTTGGTCATAGCGGACCTTTCCTTCTGGCAACGAGGTTGCCGGTTGCGTGGGCGTACCCCACCCCCAGGCCGGAGTGAATTCCCGGCGCTTGGAGCAGAACCACCCACAGTTGTGGCAGTCGGGGGAAATGCGACGCAGAGACGCAGAGAGAGCCGAGGATCTCTCTGACACGCGGGAGCGGGCGCTCCCGTGCCTATGCCCATTCTCTACCATCTCGCCCGTCCTGAGAAAGCATAAGCCACGATAGGCTTTTCAGGCGTGTTGAATGATTCTCCGCGAGTGCCCAACCCTACCCGACCCCCCCGCCCCGACCCCCCCTAAAACGCTTTTCAAAATAATGGCTCCTAGATTCCCAGAAACGATGTGTTTTCAAGCACTTAACTGTCCCAGAACGGGTTCTGGGACTCCCAGAATCAGCTCCGGTATGACGCAAAAAACCTCTCCCGGAAGCCCAATTGGTAAAATCGCTTTATTACACGTGATAGGAGACAGATATGCCTGCATCTGGACGCCCAAAACACCAAGGTTCCGAAACACCTGACTCATACGGGCTATATTGGGGCTTCAGACGGCAAGCCGAAGCCTTCAAAAACACGTATCCAGGGGGTGTTGCGGTCCAAGCCGCCCAAATGATCGGTATCCAAAAAGGTGAAGACACCCGTCAAAAGGGTGTCAACAAGTACGTAGACTGGCGGGAAAAGCGCTATGCCAAAAAGCGCTTTAAAGAGGAAGCTCCCTTGATTTATCGTAGGCGAGTTGAGGAAGACGAAAGGCCGATGGGGCCGAAAGATGTCATGCTCAGGTCGGGCGTGATCAAACGATGGAAAAAGTGGCCCAAGCGAGCTTTGCAACATATCCGTGTTGGGGCCAAAAGCCTCCCCGGTGGGCATAAATACCGTGTCCTGAAAGGGGCAACCAAGCGACTGCTCTCTCGGCACCCTTTACTTAGATGGACAGGTGAAACACTCTCACAGACTGCCCAGAGAACCGCCGTTGACGTTGGCTCCCACGAACTGACCATGCGAGCCAAGATTCGCCGTGACCCCGAATATGCCGCCAAGTTAAAGCAACTCGGTCAGGAGCAAGAGCTTGGCACCGGGCATTTCCGGGCTAAGACACCGCATAAACCTAAGCCCACTCACGAGGACATCATGGAAGCTGCAAAAGCGAAACCCCAAGCTGGGTCTGCCTATACCAAACTCCACCCTCAACACACGGCCCACACCGCTCTCATGCTGAGTCAGGATGGGGGGAAAATCCGAACGCAAAACGCAAAAGCTGCCGGTCCCATCAAGCTAAACCAGAAGACTAAGACCAACACCAAAAAAACCGTTGTTGGTGATGACATCGAGGATCCAGTGATCAATGCCGCTGCCCGAATCTATGAAGCGGGTAAAATCCGGATGGCTTTAGGGGCAGCAACAGGGAATCCGATCATCATGGGTAGGAGTGGGGCAAAAAGGGCAGCACAAGGCATGGGACTGATGGCCGACATCGATGCCACCGATGACATCACCGAAAACCCCCTAGTAGCCGCTCCAGTTGTTGCTGCTGCTGGTCGTGTCGCCCTGGGAGCTGGACTTCGCGCTGCTGCTACCAGATTCGCAGCAAAACCCATCGTGCGAACTGTTGCTAAGGAAGTCGGGACAAGTATGGCACTCAATGCCGGTGTCAATGCCCTCACCAGAAAGAGGCGCATGCATGCCTCTGCCTTCGAGCGTAGGGCCAACCTTACCGAGATCGGACCCGCAGTAGGGATTCTTGCCCGATTCGGACGCCCGGTTATTGCCGCTGCCAGCAAGTTCGTCCGCAGTCCTTTTGTCCGCAGCACAGTCATCGATACCGCAGCCTGGACTGCCGCAGACAAAGGAATCAACAAAGCCAGCCAAGCGATCAAAAAAGCCAGAGAGCGAAAGCTCGCTCAAGCAGCGCTCAAGGGCGGCATTAACGTCTAAACCCGTTCACGAAGCTTCGAAAACTGACGATAGACCTGATCATTCGCTGAGGGAGCCGCCGCTTGAAAGGCGGCTCTCAACGTCTCCGGGGATACCTCGTTCGGGTCTCCACCTTCCAACAACACCACGTACGTCTTGATCGGTTTAGTGAACTTATGCGTGATATTATCCTGGAATTCCCTGGCATCCGGGTCCAAACAAACGTACACCCGCTCGATCTTCTTCTCGTCCTTCAACAGGTTGAACTGATACTCGTGAAAGATCTTCCCCAGAAGCGGGCATGCAGGATAACCGGTGGCATTCATAATGCTGATAGCATCAAACGGGCCTTCACATAGAACCACCGTTGTACCTACAACCAAATGCTCGTTCATTAGGATCTGCTTCGCCGAAAACCGCGAGTACTTGCCACTTGCATGAAGGCTTTTCGGCTCCGGGTTCGGAAGGATGCTCCTCGTGGTCCAGAAGGTAAGCTGCCTACCCCACTTCCCCAATGCCGGGAAGAATATGTGCCCATAGTACGGTGACCCCAGCTCAGTGCAGAGAGCCAGCCGGAACTCCTTGATATTTTCGTCCGTTACCCCTCGATTGTTCAGGTACTCGATGGCTGCCCTACGGAGTCTACCCTCCAGGGTGTTATGCGCCATCATAGTCATCAGCTCCTGGGTGTGGGGCGGGTACACGCAGGGGATGATGTTACTCCAATACTGCTCTTTCTTCTTAGCTGCTTTTGGCTTCAATACCTGGATGGCGTCAGAAAGTGCCGGGATACCCTTGCCCACCATCACGGCATCTATGTCCGCTTGGGTGATGATCTTCAGGTCACGGAGATGGAACAGCAGCTTCTGAACCGGTCCCTTCTCCGTACACACCCAGCACTGGAACACGCCCTTTCCGGGGTTCACAGCGCACTTGGCTTTATCCGTGTCACAGAAGGGGCACTCGACCATGTGCTCGGTGCCATCCTTCTCCACCCTGTGATCGGGCCACACCTTGTCCAGGAGCCTCTCCAGCACGTTTGGACGGATGGCCCTACCCATCATGGCCCCTGGGTGCCAAAGCCCTGGTACAGCGTCCCTGTAGAGGCGCTAGCATTGCGCTTCTTCTTCCCCTTGGGAGTGTAGAGACCCTTCTTCTTCGCCTCATCCTCTGAGAAGGCGGTAAAGCGCATCCTGGTAAAGTCATGCTCAACGAACATGATGCCGTCCGTGGGGCCGAAACGGTTCTTGGCCGCTCGCACCCGCATCGCCTTCTTGATCCGCTCCTCCGGGGTCTGGCTCATGGTCAGCATCAGGTCCAGCGGGAACACCTTGCCGAACGAGGCCGAGATGTCATCCATCCCGACCAGCTCCTTGCTGATGCCGTCACGCCGGGTCTGCCCTGCGGTCCAGATCGCCATGTCGTACTTGCCCGCCATGCCTCGCAGGATCTCGCAGTTCTCCTCCAGCGCCGCCCACTTGTCCTTGTACACGCCGACCATCTTCAACAGGTCGAAGTAATCCACCACCAGCAGATCGAGAGTGACCCCCTGCTCCATCCGGAGCCGCTCCAAGAAAGACTCGATGTGGGTCAGGTCGATGCTCTTGGTGGGGTAATACTTCACAAACATCTCAGCCGGGAGTTGCGTTGGGTCACCCTCGAAAACTTCATACAGCTTTTTGGCACATGTGGGGCCTTTATGCGGCAAGGTCTCCACCGGCAAGTTGGTGTTGAATGCATCCATCCTCGCCATCACCGAATCAGCATCCAACTCCAGGGTAATGAAGGCCGTCCGGTATCCCTGCCGTGACCCCTGCATCGCGATCTGTGAAAGGAAGGCGCTCTTCCCGAACCCCGTGCCTCCCAGCAACAACGCCAGCGCCCCTCGGGGAAGCCCCCCGCTGACCATCTCATCAAGAGGCGTAAATCCTGTCGGAATCAACCGTTTCTTCTGGTTCTTACGCCGCTCCATACGGTCACTGATGTCTTTCCAGTACTCGGTGACCGGAGTGTCTTCCACCCCCAATGACACGGCATCCTTCCACGCCTTCAACAAACTGTCGAAGTCATCGTTATCAGCCAGATCCGGCATCTGGAGGCCGACACGTAACAGGTTATGCCACTTGATAGCCTTCGAGAACTTCTCTTTTACTCGATACGACGAATAGTTGCTCCACCGCCAAACATCATGCAACTGGGAGAACAACGCCTGCTGCTGGTGGACATCCAGCTTGTTCTTCTGGACATAGTCCTGAAGATAATCTTCCAGCTCATGCTCTCTCGGGCGGCACCCATACTTACTCAGAAACTCCCGGAACCCTAAGAAGATCGCGTTCAACCGTGGGTTGTAAGCGTAGAAGTCATCGGGTATTCCGTGTATGAGTGACTTCGCAACAAGTTGATCCCTGATGATGTAGGCTAACGTATCGTATCGAAAGTCATCCGTCAGAAGTTCCAAAATCTTCGGCAACGTCTATCTCCTCCCCATCCCGACGACGTGGCTGGCCGATACCAAAGAAATACCAAGCGAGCGTATCCGGATGATCTATGTCAATGGGGTTTACAGTATCTTCTACGCCTTTCTGAAATTCTTCGGTCGTAACGTCGATACCCTGTTCGATGGCCTGCTGGTACCGGTCGATCCGCTCCTGATCGACCTCGTTCTCTTCCTCCCAATCCAACACGGTGATGTGCTTGAACGGGATCGGAGGGTGGGTTTCGAAGTACTCCCTAGTGACCCTTTCCCTCTCGATGAGGTACTCCTTCATCTCCTGTACACTAAATCCGAATTTCTCCTGGATCAGGGCATCACACTCCCACAACGAGTCCGCGTAATCGATGTACTTCCACTCCAAGTCCCGCAGATGCTGAGGCGTCGTCCAGTAGTCCGCAGGTGTCTTACCCTCCATCTCGCACCATCGATCCACCATGTTCCGGATCATCTGCCGGTCACGGTTGGCATAGTCGTCCCTCGGCATGAAGTGCGTCGGCTTATAGTTAGTGATGGCGGCAAACTCTTGCAGCAGCGCATCCCCGCAGTCAACGATGTACTTCAGCGAAGGGTAGTCCACCCCCGAGCCTTGAAACTGTCCCATCCCTTTCTTCCGCATTTGAAACTTACGCTCATGCTGCTTCGGCTGAGTCGCCCAAAGCTCGAAGATGAACGCAATGAAGTGGGCCGGGTCCGCTATCTTGGCGGTGCGAATTTTCCCCGCCAAACGGCACATGGGTTTGTATGCCCTAGACTTACGGAAGTTATCAGTGCCATTGAAGTTATTGTAGACAAGGGGGGATTTGCTCGTGTACCGGAGGATCAGATCCTCGTAGGTCTTGAGCATGCGGAGCACCACGATCTCATCAGGATCCTTGAGGACAGCGTAATCAGGATCCTTATCTGCGTACGGAGGAAGATCATCGGTGTACATTAGGCATCGATGATGTCGATCTGGTAAAAGAAATCCTCCGCTTCGTAGGTCTTAAGCCGTTGCTTATCATGCTTTTCCATGTACTTATTCCCCAACGTAAAGTAATCCACCACCAACAGCTCTCGCTCCCCGTCCTTCTTACGGAGACCCCGACCGATACGCTGGACGGTGGACACATATGCCTTCCCACCACCGACAAGGAAAAGGAGATTCACGTCGGGCACATCGATGCCTTCATCAGCCAGCTTCGTGGTGATGACACACCGGATGTTTCCCTTACGGAGGTCACTGAAGGCTTTCGCTACCTTCTTCGGGTGCATCTGACCCGTAACCATGGTGAACGGTTCGAACCCCAGTTTACGAGTCAACGGTCTGGCCAGGACTTCGAGTTCAGCAGCGACTTGTTCCGCAATCTCGACTGAGTTCCCCGTGAGTACGAGAAGTCGAGTGTTCGTATTTTCAATTGCATCTAAAATATCACTTGCAATACGAACATGACGTTGATGATTGTTGATCAATAAAACTTTTCTAGCTTGCTGGTAATTCAACCCGCGAGTTTTTGGTGACGTGTAATCGAGCTTACGTATTTCGAGTCGCGCCTGTGCGAGATAACCCTTCTTCTGAAGCCACGAAGCGTTAAGGTCGTAGACCACTGGACCGACAAGGCTCATCATGAGCATGTCGGACAATTCGTCATGCTTCAACGGTGTACCCGAGAGACCAACACGGTAATACGCTTCAGTTTGCTTTCCCACATCCTGCCACGTATCGGCTGAACCATGGTGAACTTCATCGAAAACCAGCATATCAACGTCATTTTGAAGGTAGTCGAGGAAACGCTTCTTCTGCTCGTAAAACGCAGTCGGGTTCATGATCGGGACACCGGTACTCTTACACGGAAGGCTACCCATGTAAAACGCGAACGTGTCGATTGACGCCAACGTGATCAGTTTCGGATTGAACTTGGAAGTATCGATAACACCAACGTTTTCTTTACCAAGGTAACGTACGAACTCTTCGTGATTCTGGCGAAGCAACTCCCTCCCGTGGATCATCACGAGTGAACGCTTTGGCAAAAATGCACCACAGATACCGGCTGCGATTAAAGTTTTCCCGCTACCGGTAGCCGCTCGAACCACCCCCCTGAAACCGGAAAAGATAACCGAAGCGACTGCCAGAGCTTGATAGCTCCGGAACTCGATCTCCTGGTTATCTTCAAGGTTTGCTAGAGGTTGAACACCTGGGAAGTGATCTGCGACAGTCTGCCATGAGTTGATTTGGAAGTTGGTACACCCGACTGGCATTAGCGTTGGCTCCTTTGCCGAGTCTCCGGAGGCTCAGATCAGCTAATGTAAACCCCACTTCGTCACTCGTCAAGCCCCCTGGAAAAAATATTCCCGACCTGGGAACGAACCTACCCGAACTGGGAATCTCAACAACTCTCCGGAAAGGACTGGTAGACGCTATCGATGGTTTCCTTATGGTTTCCCCCCCGGTCCCTTATATAGTACATATATATACCCCCCCTTCCTTTCAACCTTCCTATTCGGATTCGGTACTAAAGTACCTCATCCAAATAGACCCGTTTATGCTCGGTTTACACCTCGCATCTCCGGGTTCCCTGCATGTTTTTTGCGAGGAAACGTTTGATATTGTGGTTATCGTCCTCTGCATTTTTATAAGTCTTTTGTTTTCAAAGCTTTAGCTAAATCGAGTACGGATCTTGCGAAAGCGTTGTGCGTCTCAACTTTCTTCCACTGCTTCAGCGACGGAACCGAGTAGGCAAAGGTTCCATCTTCAGAGAGATACTCGACTGCGTTGACGTGGTCCTGGTAGAAGGTGACCATCCCCGGATAGAAGTGGAAAATCTCCTCCTCGGGTACCGTGACCTTCACATTAGCCGGTAGAATAGACAGGACTTTCCGTTCCTTTTTCCCTTCCTTTATCAACGGATTTATCCCTGTCTTTAAGATGTGAAATACCACTGGCAATAACCCTGTAGGAAATTGGCCAGCCCGTGTGATGAAGTGGTGTTGCCCGTCCCAGTTGCCGCTCTTGTACTGCGGCGTGAAGATGTACCCTGGGTGGGGTGCGGTGAGTGCCTTGTCCAATTGGGAGGGATACGGGGTCAGGAACTGGCACTTGCTCTTGCCGAACCTGATCTCTACCGTCATGTCCGGTGTGTACCCGTGGTGCCTGGGCAGGACTGCCGAGGGGACTTGGACGAGTGAACCATCGGGGGTACGTGTGAACTTCATGACACTATCAGGATATACCTTGGTTACCCTTGTGTCAAGCCCCTAAAAAGAGTGAAGGCCACAGGAAGGGGACTACCTGTGGCCTCCGAGCCTCGTGCCGAGAACCGGGTGTACCAGACTCGCTCTCGACAAGAGGCAATATATTACCCTCTACCTCGGATGTCAACCCCCTGTTCCAAGGATAAGGAAAAAATTTGGCACCCTTGGGAGAAAGGGTGCCGGGAGAGCGATATACACTACGGCTGCTGAATAGGAGGTGCCGGTTCGCTCTCCGGGGTCATGGTTTCAAGCATCCGGACGAGGTCCGCTCCCGGCTTGAAGACAACCGTGAAACGATCACCGACCTTGACTTCCTTGCCCCGGACGCTATACGTGCGCCCACGGCGCTTGACCACCTTGAAGGTGCCGAAGCTACGAAGCAGCACCTTGTTGATACCGTCTTCCTCACCTTCAGCATCCGTGATCTTTCCCGAGAGACCCGCCGCCAATCCATCAAGGAAAATGTCGATCAACGATGACACGTCCTGCCGCGTCATTGGGGGATCGAACACTTTGGCAGACTCGGAGTAGATGTAATCCCTAAGTGTCGTCGTGTTCATTACGTACCTCCTGTGAACCTCACAGGAACAAATATACACGACTATTTTTCAGAAGGCAACCACCCCATCCGGGTTTTCCTACCAGCACTCTTCAAGTTCAGTGATCCGTTTTTTCAAGGTAGCCATATCCACTTCTATCTGTTGAACTTTGACTTCATTCGGATTGGCTCCGACCTTACGTGCCCCGGTCTCCGTCTTGAGCATCCGTCGCATCATAACGACTGAACCTTCAGTCGTGCTGACGATGTAGACGAATGCCATAACCACCATGGTCAGGTAGTCGGCATCATTGAACGCCCCCCAGAAACCCTTCCAGATGAACACTTGGCACAGCAGCCAAACACTATTGCTACCATATGCCCACCATCTGTGGTACTGCGGGTCACCGCTGTTACGGGAACGACTGACTGCCGTAAAGACCATGTTCTGGATGAACGCTACCGGGATCAGGGCCAGAATCCATAAAACGTCACTCCAGGTCACAGGTGCCTCCTCCCATAGGTCCACCGGTCAGATTATCGAGGTTCACCTGAAGACGAGCTACAGGGCCGGTCTCGTAGTCCCAGACCCATGCCATGGCTCCCCGCTTCTGGTGGTTGAACGACTTCAGCCTATGCCACTCGTTCGGAGCCACGATACTCGGCAGGAACTCCACCGAAACGCCCTGCTCCTCGAACACAGACGGTTTTGACGATCCTTTTCGGTGCTGGTCACCCAGATGCCACTCAGCGTACTTGATGCCCGCCCAAATGTCTCTGCACTCATTGGCCATTAAGGCCGCTAGCCGGATCGGAGTCACGCTGTGCCCGTGCTCGAACCCTATGAGGTTCACCCCATAGTGCTTGAACTTGTAGGGGCTGGGAGAGGCGTCTACGACGATATTCTCGTCGTTGTGGAACCATGCGTTCATTACCCGGCCCATGGTGAAGGCCGAATACCGATCATGGTTCCCCGGAACCTCCAGTAAGATAACCGGAGCCTTGTCTTTCATCATCTCGATGGCCTGGATCAGGAGCTTCTCCCCACGCAGGTACACATGGTGCCATGCCATCATCTCGGGCTGAGCGGTGCCTGCCGAGGTGGTGTGCCCCGCACCCTTGCCCATCGGCATCATTTCCGCGTGCAGGTAGTCGTTACCGAACGGGAACAGGATCTCTTCGAAGGGGCCATAATGCTCACCAAGGGCAAGTAAGTTGTTCACCGCCCACAGATAGGTCTTTTCCGCTTGTTCTAAGTTGTAGTCGGCGTCTGCCCCCGGCCTGAAGCACTGAAGCCCGAGGTGGGGATCCATGACGCTGATCTCCAACAGGCGACGACGGACCTTCGAGCCAAACCTTATCTTGGGGTATAGCCTCGGTACGATCCGTGATTTGCTCTCCATGTGCTTGAGCAACGCCCCGATCGCGTTCTCCTCCGGGACAGGCGGGGAGAAGATGCCCTTTACCTGATGACAAATGAAGGGGCCGTCGCTATCTTGAGCTGCCCAGTTGTTCGGATTGAAGGCTTTGGTGTGGTAATTATCGGGGATGTTAGCAATAGCGCGGAGTTCTTGTTCTGTCGTGTACCCGTAATGGCGTACATCTTCGTTGTCGGTAAAAAAGGCTTTGACATTTCCTTTTACAATTGGGATGACGGTGACTTCAATTGTGCCATCATCGTGAACAAAATGTTGTATTTCTTGTGTTGCTTTCGGTGTGCTCATGCACTCTTTCCTTGGACAGCTACCCTATAGATCAACATAGATTTACCTCCTATGTGACTCTTTCTCTTCGCGCCTCAACACCCCTCGCGCATGCCTTTGCGCGATTACCTAATAAAGCAAAAAACCCCGATCTCAAAGATCGGGGCTGAATTTACAAGGGTGTAAGGGGGCTATGGAACCGGAGTGGGGATTTCCGAGCACTTTGGAAGCGCTTTGTTATGCTCCGTGATCTTCACCAGCCACGCTGCGTCACGAGCAAGCTGAAGCGCATGTTGGCTCTCAACAGCTTCACCCACCTTCAACGCCCACGCCTTCTTGACCTCTTCATCTAGAACATCCTCGGGGAACGGGAGGGGCGTCGGCTTGGGGGCTGGCTCCAATGGAGCAATTTCAACGATACAGGGGATGGGCTTATCCACTTTGACAATCTGTAGCTCTGACTCAGGGCACGGCAACTTGGGCTTATGGTTACACCCACACAAGGACAAGAGTAGCACAACTGACACAACGATCATGACACCAGCACAGATAGCGCCTAAGATATTTCGACTGCGGTTCATGGCGCTACCCTCTTCGCAATGGAGCGTAGAACCATCTCGTAAGTCTGACAGGTGTTCAACCCGACCGCCTGATCTCGCATACGGCTGTACATATCGGAGATCAGCTTAAGATCGCCCTTAGCCTGGGCTAGCTCTTGCTGAAGGGCGTCAACCTCGCGTTGCTTGGCTTTAGCAAGCTCACCCTGAGCGGCATTGTCTTCAATGAGCTTGTTCTGCTCGTCGATCGTGAACTGTAGGCTTTCAATCTTAGCTTCTTTTTCGCCAACCTTCTGCTCCCAGGAGGCAGCAACGATTTCCATAGCTTTGATGGTGTCGTCCCTAGAAGCAACTCTATCTGTCTGGACCCAAAGTGCGCCGGAAAGAGCAATGATAACTACCAACCCACCAACACCAGCATAGAGCATTGGACCTGTTAGCCAAGCTAACCCGAACATTGTTTACCCCCCATTGTTATCGTCTTTTCGATTGTTCCCCGCGCCGTCGATATCACCGACTCCGGTTTTACCGAGTTTGGTATTTTCGATCGTTCGTTTAGCTACCACTCCTCCAACCAGCCCAGCACACGTTAACAACGCAGAGAGCCAGTTATCGGCAGTAAACCGCTCAGGGCGGAACCACAGGAAAATCGATGATGCCGTCATGCCCGTCATGGCAAACAGCGTGGCAAGAACTCCGGTGCTTTCACTGATGAGTTTTACGGCGTTCACGAGATATCTCCCCATGATCGTATGTCTTTCTATTCCTCGGATTAGGTGTGAGGAATCCAGATTGCCAGATATTCAGCTACCCGTTCTCGAAAATAGTTCATATCGAACTTCGCCCCAGGACAAGTTTTATACGTAGCGAAATCCCTGTGAGCAACCACGTTTTCTACCGGAATCCGATACATGCGGCAGAGCCATGCGACATCATCGGCTACCATCTCCAGCATATCCTCGGGAGGAGGTGCCGGGTCAAAATTGCCAACGATACAGACTCCGATACCTCGTCGGTTCATTCCGGCTTCCTTACAGTGCGCTCCGGTCTTCATCATAGAACGACCTTTGAGCAACCAGGGCCGCCCATCCGACAAACGTTCAAAGATCCAATGGTAACCGATGTCTTGCCACGGAAGTTCTAACCCTGAAGCACCTTCACTCTTAAGCTGCTGATACTGAGCTTCGGTGATGATGTCCCCACCATGTCTATAGCTAGTGTGGAAACGTCGAATCGCGACTGCATCAGGTAGCGTAGTATCTCCGGTAAACGAGTGGTGCATTACGATATGTGTCCAACGAGGCATTACCCCTCCTATTGTTGTAATTACAACTAAAAGATCTTATTCAGCAGGCTCTTCCGACTTTTCCGGTGGAGCCTCTTCCTTCATAAGCTCATTCAAAATGGCCCAATTCAGAGCCATGGTCTCCACTCCATGCTCGTCCACGATACGGGCCAATACCTCTTCGAGCACGAGTTCACGAGCGTTCATTTAGCCCTCTTGAACCGTATGACGGGTCACCGCACGACGTGGAATACGTCGTCCACCGATCACGCGACGGTCATTCCGGTACAACGGAAGATATTGCATCGGCACTCCACGCCACACCACACCGTTTCGAGTGTAACGAGATGCTCGAACACTACGAGCAGTCGTACGCCGACAACCGAATCTGTACATGAGGCGATGGTCCCCAACGCCCCGAGGGCCAACCGGGATGCATCGAACATTCATGTACTGATAGCCCCCACTGCACCGGGGCTTGATCGGAGGCCGACCCGGAGGCTCGATAATTGGCGGTGACGGCGGTCTAGGGTTACCAGGGCCACGCCAGTTTGACCGCCTAAGCTGCGGCATGTTAACGACAGTCGCGATAAAAGCCATTGGTATCTCCTTACGACCCAGGCACATTCCGCAGACGGAGGAAGAGGACGTAATTTTCGATCTCGAACATTTCCGGAGTGAGATTCGTGAACTTGAGTTGGAAAGTAGTAAGTAACGTGGAAGCTGTCTCTAAACCCACTAGCGTAGGCATCTCCTCGTCAACAACTAGGTCTTGATAGTCAGTGTCAGACCCGTCTACATACTTATCCCCACGCCAAGCCATCTGGACACCTTCGGGGAATTCCGGGTTGGTGGAGAAGAAGTACGTATCAAAAGCGTACCTAAACGCCTTCTCATAGTTAGCAGTGGAGAAGGTAATTCGCTTCGGCAACCGGAAACTAAACTCCTTGGTGACGAGCACCCCACCGGGGGAGAGCATGCAATGCCCCTCACTCAGGATGTAATTGGAAGAAGAAGCATCGATGTGTTTCGTGTCAATGAACTCTTCACCAATCACTACTTGATAAGGGTAATTCTCGGCCAGCATCGACTCGTACTTGATCTGGGCAACCTCTTGCGCCTTCCAGGCAAATGGGTTGGCATAGATCGGAAGATCGATAAACTCATCAGGATCTTGAACATCACCCCCAGACAGCCTAGCTGCCCGGATAAGCAACGGTGTGTGCTTCACCTTTCCAGCGATATCTGTTACCGGGTCATACACACGCGCATACGGCTTGATCGTAGGCGAAAGGTCAGCAGCTTCAAACAGCTTGAACCGTTTTGTGTTCACCTGCTGTCCGATAGGAATAGCCTTCTGCCTACGCGGATAAGCGATATCATCGTCCACTTCGATGGCCGATTCACTAGGCAACAGGCTCGTCAGATCGTGGATGATCCGCGACACGATCTTAGTGCGCTTGGAAAATACTGCATAGGGCATTAGCTACTCCTTAATACCTAGCCTTGACACCGGGGTTGCCGAACAGCTTGAACACATCTGCCACAATCGGGGTGCCGTCATTCAACCGGTTACGCTGCTCGGCACGATAGCAGGTAAAAATGACCAAGAATCCCTGTCCCTCGATTTCCACGATAGCTGTGGCAAACAGAAGACGCGGCACCGAAATCGTTTGCAGCGGGAAGGTTTCCAGCGTGTCATAACCAGGGAAAGTACCGGTGCATTCAAATCCACGCTGCACATAGTCCACTGGAGTTTCAGACGGCCAATTCGGTCCTAACCCCTGCATGAACAACATTCGAGTGAAGTCATACCGAGACCCACCACCATACATGGGGTTGACCTCTTGGGCAGTCGCCGGATACCGATTGATGACCGGCAACCGGGCAAAAGGCGTCCCGCCAGTCTCTCCCGTGATCGGTAGCGGTTCTGGGGCAAACAGGTACTCATCGGTCACCCGAGGAGCCTTGGTCGGCGTATCCGTAGGCGTCGGAAGATGGGCAATCATATTAGCGTAGAAACCCATGCCCCCATCCTGAGTTACGATACTCGGAGTACCCCGGCCTAACGTAGTTAAGTACATGGTGTTGTTGTCAGTGATGTAGTGTCGCCCATGCAGACTCGGCTCATTCAAAAACTTCCAGTAGCCCTGGTACGGAGCATATCGCACCTGATAAGTGACAGTATGCGTTGCCGGAGGTGCGATCAGATACGTAAGCCGACCAGTACCTCGCTCGACATTCGGGAAGAATCGATAACCCTTCACAACCCGGTTGTTGAGCGTATCAGAGAAATAGATCTCCGTGTTATGAACTATCACCCCACCAGGGCCAGCCGTTGAAGCTTTTCCACGACCAACCACTGCCGGTGACCCGATCTGCCCTAAGACTGTGAGACTCACCGCATCAATCGAAGTGAGGGTATTGGTCGTCATGTCTGCCACATATAGGACATCGTCCTTAATGTGGACGGCACGAACGTTTTCCCACTCAACCGCGAGGTCAAGGTCGATGTTGAGTGGGACATCGGCTACGTCATAGAGGAAATCCCCAGCGATGCTACCGCTCGACGGAACAAACGGTTGATTATAGAGCAGCACCCGGTTGGACAGGAGCACATATGCATCCCCGTCCTTGTTGAACCGGATGTTGAATGGGAACGATTCTGTTGGCCAGTGCTGATTGTCAAAGAGATCATCGTCAGTGATCTCCATAGTGGAAGTGTTAACCACCCGGATAACACCACCAGTAGTTTCCCCATTAAGGGAGCCACCACAAAGGTACAGCTTGGATGCATCCGCATTCAGCTCCATTCCAAAGGGGCAACCTACACCTACAGCCGGAGGCCACTGCGGAGCTTTACCCTCAGAGATCAAGTCACAAGTATCAGCTAACGTAGGTGTACCGCCTGAAATATCTACCTTGTATACCTTCGAAGCCAACAAATCACCGACGTAAAGATAGTTACCACTCGCTTGGTTTAACGACAAGTCATGAACAAAAGCGATATCAGTCCCTGAAAATGCTGTTACTGCCCAATCTTGCGTCCAATTATCCGGATCTAACCGAGAACCTGGAACAGGTAAAGCGAACCTGTAAACCGTATTTTGCCCACCTGCATACAGTTTCCCGGCAGTACCCGCATCTTGATAGAAGGCTAGACCAACTAACCCCTTATCCGTATCTCTTTGCCCCTGATAAGTAAGATCCAACGAGCTTAGGACAACAACACGCCCATCATCTCCCTCCGTATCGTTATCGGCCACGTACAAGAGAGAGGCATTTGCGTCATAAATCAGATCACGAGGGTGAGTCAGGTGCTCGTCATCCCACCCGGCGACACCGTCTTCACCGAAAACCGCCACGAGCTGGTAGCCGGAGTCAAACTTCATCACCTGCTTCCGCTCACAAGAGACGGCGTACTTGTTCCCCGCTGCATCTTCGGCCACAGTCACCCATCCTTGGTTGCGGAAGAACCGCTGCATCTGCGCTCCCATCAGGGAGCCGAGGATGGTCTCAGTGGTCATGTTGGTGGGGTCCACCAACACAATGCGGCTTTCATCGGCCACATAGATAAACTCGTCGCCGTCCACAGTGCCACAGTCAAGCCCAGCCGGTTGGATGAACTGATTCTTGCCGGGGCCACTATACCCGTTGCCGATTTGGCTCACATAGGTCAACGAGTTAGTGAGCTTCACCACCCGGAACAACTCGGTGTCAGCCACATAAACGTTATTCGCGCTGTCTACTGTGACACCTTCGGGATAGCGTAATTGGTCATCATCGTTGTAGACAGTAGCTGGCAAACCATTCCCAAAAGCACTAATCCGCGTCGTTAATGTCGAATTCAGCTTAACGACTCGATGTGTGTCCCGATCAGCTACGTAGACATTTCCAGACGAATCACAAGCTACGTCTACTGGGTACCGGAGATGGACACTCAAATCGAAAGTTCCGTCTGATGGTACCGGGTAATTCGCTAACGTCGGCCATTGTGCTTGATAGGCAAGAGTGGAAGCGTTAAGTTTAACCACTCGGTTATTGGCACTGTCACACACATATATGGAAGTAGGACTTGGCCCTGGGCTAAAGCACATACCGGCAGGAAGATTCATCCCCGGTTGAAGCCCAGCATTGATCTTCCACTCAACCATTTCCATGTCATCGGGGGAGCCATCTTCATTCCCCACAATAACAGTCGCGTAGTTGTTGAGTCCATCGTAAGCTAAAACACCATCAATAGTCTTGACCGGGCGACCAATACCCGTGCATTCTGGGTAGATCAGCTCGACAATACCGTCAATAGCACCATTCGGTTCATACGTATCTGCGTCAGTCTTGATAGTGGCTGTGGCTGTGTTAGTACCCAACCCTGACCACCGCGTCGAATAGACTACCGGTTGACGAGAACCACGCCACCACAGGCGGGGGTAAGAATCATTGATAAGAAGCCCCTTACCTGAAGTCGATGAATACCCAGAAAGAGTAGTGACATTCGTACTTAACGTAATAACGTCCGTAGCGGGGTTGTACGTAACAAGAGGAGAGGGGCTAGCAGGACTTAAAGACACATCAGGGATACTGATCGGAACTTCCTGAACCTCCTCCTGCGGGGAGAAGATACGCCGGATACCGTCATGGTGTGCCCGAGGTGCCGTGAATTCACCACCATCTCCCTCTAACGGGTCATTAGTCGTTGCCAACCCAATGTCCCGAACAGTGTTGATGTTGGTGTCGATCGCCATTCCAGAATACTGATACACCCGCCACAGCTCGGGGACTTCCACACCCCAGACATTAATACTGGTCGGAGTACCATCATCCGCAGCGTCAACAACCGCTTGCCCAAACACTGAACGGTGATCGCCCCGGATGATCCTATCCAGGGTGTTCTCTGCCGCTTCATTCATGCCATACCGCTCAGAGAAGATGACCGGGCGAAGATCGATCACATGCCGATCATCAGGAGCGTAATGGATACAATCATCAAGTCGATCACTAAGCCCGCCATTCTGCTCATCATAGTCCCATGGCTGCTGGTTAAAGCGAGACCACACGCACAGAGGCAGAGCATAGATATACCCGTCATAGGTACCTAAATCTGTTACAGAACCTGAAGTACCAGTTCCTGCCCGCCACAATGTCCCATCATGCAGGACATTCAACATGTTAGTGAAAGTGTAGTTCGCTACTGGGGTATTTTTCGGCCCCCGAGCTTCCACAATAGGATCACTAAACCAATCCGGGTAGGACGCATAATCTACACCAGGGACGACACGAATCCGATACTGAATCTGGAGATAATGCCCATTCGGCAAAAAGGTTAATGACCCACGAAGTGACCAGTGATTCGCGCTAGTAACTGCGTTCCAAGCATAGATACCAACGATGTATTTGCCATTTGGTGGAGGAGTAGTGAAATGGAGAGTCCATTCTCCAGTTTCATAGTCAATTGTTCCCGTGCAGCCGGAGCTGTTAACTTCAATTAACGCCCCTGACCCATTATCCTCACAGACCATCGTCACGGGGTCTTCAGTAGCCCAGACGATAGGGTTAGTGTCATAATCAGTATCTCGAACATAGACCCGGAATCCCCATCGCCACCCCGGTTGAGTATTGCTTTCAGTAAATTTGACAATCTCACGGTTGTCAACTGTCCCTGAATAATCGCTTGCCGAACCAGCCGTTTGATCCAAGGTCGGGAAATCCCAGCCACCCCAATCGACTGCTCCATAGGGGTAGAACACCCCGTTGTCCGGGTCAATCTCCTTTAACCACATCTCCAAGAAGGCAAAATCAAACCGATGCCCAGTAGTGGGAGCTGGCGGGAAGTTGATATCAATCGGTCCCCAGTTACCACTCGTGCATTTGTTATCAATACTTTGATCTTCCGTCATCGTACCGCCATGGGCATTGAAAATCGGTACGACATAACCATTCATGATGGCGTATAACGGTTTCCGTGAAGCGTAGTGCTTACCAGAATCATACTCTCGGGATGAACCATCAGGCTCAATACGAGTTTCAATCGCGATCTGATCTCGCCCAATCTTATCAGGAACATTCTGATTCTTGACTGACCATCCTCGTTCGGGCACGTACATCCCGCCGAAGGGAGCAGGCATGAACTCGTTATTCTCCATCGCGTAGTTGGAGCGAACAAATTTGTCCGGGTAAGGACCGTTCATGAACCCGCTGGTGTACCGCTCGCGCAGGTAGTTAGCCATCTGCACGAAAGCCGAGTACTGGACGTTACGAACTTCGGTAAAGTTCTGTAACACATTATCCATGTTGTCCAAGCGAGGGTCTAAGTTAGGCCATGTATAGTCTGTCCCATCTGGCCAAAGTTTACCGTCATAGGCATCCTCGATCTCGTCTACGATCTCATCAATGGCATCCTTGAGCGCAACATCGTTGGCAGCAAGGTTCTCCAGTGGACGGTTGTCTACGTCATACCGATAGATATCGGTGCTGACAAACAATTCCAGACCATTTCCTGGCCCATACCCGATCGAGGTGATTACTGGTTTGAAGATGTCAGCCATTTATTACCCCCGCTCCTTCGGTTCATCCGTCATCACAATAAAGCCTTTGCGATGAGCGTCATGGAAGTCTTTTACTAATTGGTCATGTTGCTGTTGTGCAAAAGCTTTCAGCTCTGCCAAGTACTTCGGATCTTTCTGAGCACGTTGTTTGGTTTCCTTCGACCACGCTGCTTGATCCTGTTTCCAGTACTCCTCCCAGCCTAAAGGCGGTGGGACATAGCTTCTGGACGGGTTAAACTCAGGCCGCACGATCTGCCGAGGCGGGAGAGGTTGCCGCCGAATCTGGTACGTGAACTTCCTCTCACGATAAAGCTTCTTAGGATGAATCCCAGTTGTGGTTTCACCTTTAGGCGCATGCTTAGGATGTTGATACGTAGTCCCTGAATCCCGAATGGTGAACCGTCGCCCAGCCTTGGCAGGATCCTTCTCCCACACGCCGCGTTGCCTATGGATAAACTGCTGCCGTGAAGCGGACGAAGGACCGGGTGCCCGCCAGTGCGGATCATTCAACCGCTGATTGATCCGAGCCATCCGTGCCACTTCTTCCTTGTACCGCTTATTTCGAAGGTTGATGATCCGTTCAGCGGCAGCGATCTCTATCCGTAACCGTCGCTGCCGTGCCTGCTCCGGGTTAAAGTGCAGATCCGTGGCGTCACGGGTAGTGGCTTGCCCTCTTAAGATAGGCTTGCCAGCACGACTCTTTGCTGGATAGTGAATACTCTTCGAAATAGGCGGCTCAAGATCCAACCGACCATGGATCAATCGTTCCCCACCATGTGTCGGCGAATCAAAATATTGGAGATAACCAAGCGCAGGGATAAGGGAAATCTCCCGTCCTCCCGCACCAAGGAACCGATACTGGGGGAAAGGCATACCCTCGTGGACTGTTAATACGTTCCCTTCCCGGCCAAGCACAGGTCCAGTTTTGTGCCAAATCTTTTTAGCCTGACGGGCTACATCCATGTACTCAGTGATATTGGCAGGGTGAAGCTGCACACCAAAGCGCTCTCGAACTTTTCCGACAAGGGGGACCATGAGCCGCTGAATCTCTTTAGGACTGGAGTAGAACTTGTACCGAGAAGCTTTCAGCTCTCTAACAAAACGCTCCCACTCGTTTCGGCCAAAGCCAATCCCGGTTAACAGCTCTCCGTCCCAACGTGGCTCTCCACCCTCAGCTTGTGCAGGACGAACAGGCCAATGCGGTTCCAACCCTTTAACCGCAGTCGGAGTACGTGGGTACGCCGGATACATCTCCTGTCGTTCTGGAACCCGAATCCCATACTCATCTTCCGCGATCAGCAGCCACAGATACCATGTGTAACTTTCTGGTGCTTTGCCCCCCTCAGTTAGGGCAGCATAGTACTTATCAACAAGTTGATTCAGCTCATAAAGCTGTCTCTGCTTCTCCACCGGAAAGCCACTAGTGTGCTTTTCGTACCACTCTTTGTCGAGAAGGTCACGCTGGAATTTGGCTTCCAAATAAGCGTGCCATACGGCATACCACGGACGTGCCTTCTCCCAAGCTTGAGTCTGCAACCGTTCTATGCTGGCATCGAGATTCGTGGTCTGAAACTTATGGAGCACCGCCATTTCCGAAGTGCTGCGCATTTGCTTGCGCCAATCGGTGTCCTTGGTGTACATCTCGAAATCGTGTTCAGACAGTTTCCGCCCACCACGGTAATCCAGTACCCGAGGAATTATCGCTTCAAACCACCGTTTCCCCGATGCATCTGGTTTTTCTGCACCGGGATGGGTCATATGCAACCGAGTGAATAGATAGAACGGGTGCCCTTCCAAATCCCAAACAACAGCTTGATCTTGAAGGTGGCGATCTTTGATCGGGGAGATTGCATTGTAGAGGCGACGGACAAGGGGGTGGTCATGCGTCGGAAGCTCTTCCTTCTTCAACGCAACAACATCCACATCCGCCATGTGCTTTTGCAGCTCTGCGGCTGGAGAATGACGGTAAGTCACCCCTAATGCACGAGTATACGCGGATGACGCCCCTGATTTCTTCGGCCCAACCGCTTCCAACTCATACTTCTGGTTAAGTGCCTTCACCAGATCCCGGATAACGACAACGTTGATCCGTTGAAAGTAGTCTTCCCCCTTCTGCTTTGCCAGTAGTTCAAATAGCTCTATGATCCGGCGCTGGTAACTATGGGAGATCTTGAAATCGATGAAAGCTTGACGGACTTTCTCCCGCCAAGCCATATCCCACTTCTCCCCCTTTACCGGGCCGAGAACCTGCTGCTTCAGCTCCTGCTTGTATGCCGAGCGGGGCTTCCGCGCTTCAGTAAGGGTGAACAGTTTCATTTAGAAAGTGAAAGTCCACGTGGCCACTAGCCGAATCGTATCGTTCTTTACGATGTACCCAAACGACTTGTGCGAGAACATCTGGGTGCCAGCGTTGTAGTACAGCCCCGCTTCGGAGTACTCTAGAACCCCGGTTCCATTCCCTTCAGCCGCTTCCACCGTAGCAGTGAACGTCACCTTCCGAGTAGCCGGGAACGTGGTCCCTGCACCAGTTACATCCTTGGAAATGTGGATAGCACCATAGAGGTCAGTGTCAGTGACATCAACAGCAACCATCCCCGGAGGCACAGTTGCAGTATGCCCACCGTCACCGAACTTCATGGTGTCCACGTACCACGTCTGGGTGGTGTCATGCCCGAGTAACCGGGCAAGAGCCTGTCGTCCATCATTGACGACAATATTTTCGCCAGTAACGTGTGCGATAAGGCGACCGGACGGAACCTCGTATGCTCTCAGGTCGAGTACGCCCTCTGGAACTTTGATGCTGTCGAACAGATTCATGCTGGTCCTCCCAGAAATTGTTCTGGATGCTCTCCTCGATCGAAATCAATGGATGGTCAAAGTCAAAAGCGACTTCGAAGGCACAAGGGCGTTCTCGCCAAGGAACACTGTGTTCGTTCGCGAACCCGCGAAGGGAGGCGCGAAACTCCTCGCTGCCTTTACAGACTCGACATTGCGCCTCATTCACTCCCCCACCGAAGCGGACACAAGTCCAACCTCGTGTCTCTCGATGAATAAGTCGTTTGGGATCGGCAAAGAAGTCCAAAAGCTCTTGTAGCTTCTGCTGTTTAAACAGCTCGTAGGTCTTTTCCGCCTCGCCCCACAGCGAGTTCTCCACTTCCTGGGGGTAGCTACGACGCAGCTTCGGGTTCACGACTGCCGCTGCCCGTTCAAAGTCTCCTTCTCCAAGAAACTCCTGAACACGAGCTAAGGTTTCAGCAGGCTGCTCGATCAAGTCATCATACTCGACGATGATATAAGGAATTTCGGGGTTCTCCAGTAACCACTTGGCTGCTACCAGAGAGACGTTGATGAACATCTTTGGGGTATGAATGACCTTGCTATCGATATCGAAGAGCGTACCATCTGCTGTTCTGAACTTCTGATGGGAAAGCCGCTCTTGAGATTTCGCGACAGCCCGAGGATGGCGCAACATACAGATGACCTGATCGATATACATCGGGTCAGTCTTCCCTAGCCCCTGTGAAACAATTTTCGCAAAGTAAGGCTTATCCGCCCGGATAATATCCTTTAGAAGTTGCTGTAACGAAGCTCGGTACCGTAATCCCTTAACCGTGAATCGACCATCCTCCCAGAATCCATTAGGGTTAAGATCATCAGACGCATCGTTTTTTGTAGGCGGGTTTAACTCCCGAAGATACTGATGCCATCGTTCAATGGGAGTCTCTGGTTCAGACGGCTCTTCGTGGACAAACTGTTTCCCGAGCAGCCGCTCCTCTCCCAATGCATGGCGAAGACAATCCATCATCAAGGAAGTACCAGAGCGCGGGCAACCTGAAACGACGTATAACCCCATTAACTACCTAAGCCAGTGCAGGCTTCAACGGGAAGTCTGAAAGTCTGGATATTGTCAGTGTTAATGCTCCCACAGTGTATGCCGCAAAGAGATTATTGCCAGGGCCAATACCTTTGGTATACGGGTTTACCCACTCTGTTCCTGTAAACGACTGGCTTATCTTATCTGTATTACCTGTACCAGTCCCATTTTGAAGCAACCCATATGATTCACGATGATTAACATCCGCAGTAGCCTTAAACTTGAAGAGAGCATCAGTAGTCGGAGCCACTGACCACGTAAAAGACAGAGCACCCGGTGCGTTGTAATTCCCAGTATAAGCAAAGTTGTACAAATCCGGAGAGAGAATATGAACTCCCTGGTCAAGTCCACCCCAAGTTTCACCTACAATAGTGGCAATCACGTGTGGCCCAGACCCAGCTAAAGTCCCCGGTTCCTTAATGTACTTCAGTAACACGTAGTAATTTGTGCCCGATAAATCAGTTCCAGTGTTTGCAGTACAATAAATTTTTTGGTCAATTTTGTTATAAGTAAATGACGCGGTATTTCCCCCAACATCATAAGTACTAGCAAGCCACCCTGCCGCTGGAGTATTCGCAGTTACTTGCATGTCAACAACAGTGTATACCCCATTGATGGCTAACCCAGACTCAACACTCTTAGTAGTAGGAGTAGAAGTACCATCCGGGCCAGTGCCGAAATCAATCATCTTAGCGAAAATCTCTGCTCCGAGCCATGACTCCCGAGTATTGACCTCATCTGTGGTATCAAAATGTTGAATACCACTCTCCCCCCATACAGGGTTCGCACCTGCTCCCGAACTTGTGAGTTGTAACCCAGTCGTACCAGGAGCTAAGGCAACCCAACCAGAACCATTGTGGTAAAGAATATTGCCTTGAACACCAGATGGAAGTTCAGTAGGTATTGCCGTCCAAGTGGGGTTTTGCCCAGTGCTATGTGTAGTTAATACATACCCCTCAGTACCAACCCCTAATGCGGCCCATGCAGTATCAGAGTGGTAGAGGATTTCCCCTTGCACTCCTGAAGGTAGCTCAGCAGCAGGGAGTGCTTCCCACGTCGGTACTTCACCAGTGCTATGAGTTGTCAACACATAACCGTTAGTGCCGACACCTAGTGCCGCCCAAGCGGTCCCAGTGTGATAGAGAATTTCGCCTTCGGCCCCACCAAGAAATTCCAGCCCATCTGGAGTCGAGTTCACCCGAACAAGACTGCCACCATCATCAGTGTAATCAGTTGGATCTGTATCAGCTAAATCTATAAAGGTAATTCCAGAACCAGCATTTACCCATATTGGGTTGGCCGCAACTCCCTGTGTTTGTAAAAAGTGCCCACTTGTTCCGGCTGTAAGTGCAACCCAAGCTGTACCGTTGTGGTAAAGGATATCTCCCTGTGTGCCATCAAGAAATTCCAGCCCATCTGGGGTGGAGTTCACCCGAACAAGATTGCCGTCAGCATTGGTATAGTCAGCCGGGTCTGTGTCAGTTAAAGCGATGAAGGTACCAACAGGAGGATCGGCAAACGTCAACCCGTCTACCGTTCCATTAACCGCAACATACTGCCCACTTGCACCAGCATATGTCGTTGGGTCAGTATCTGTGAGGTCTAAGAAGCTGGGAGCTGGGACCGTAGAAAACTCTAGGGCAGTACCACCTGCGTTAGCTTTTACCCACTGGTCAGCAACAAGAGCGCCAGGAGCATCATCTAAATCAGTGAAACTGGCGATAACGTTGAAGGCTTTCCATCCTGTGTTACCCGTTCCACTCTCTTTGATGTAGACCGTAGTCCCAGCCCCACCATCTTCACGCAACGCCAAAGAGCCGATTCCTGCGGTTAACGCCCCTTCCGGGTCTCCAGTGGTAAAGAACACTCCCACCGTTGGGTCACCCTTATCCAGCACGCTGTCCACAGTCACAGCGTCAGCAACCAGACCCACCCCGGTTTCTAGCACAACACCACTTGCTACAGTGGCACTCAGGATACCGAGGAACTCGATCTCAGCTTGACTCAAAGCTAAGAGAGAGGCGTTACCCCCACCACTCTTTACGGTGACCGTAGAGGCCGGAGGAATGCCAAGATTCGTGTTATCAACCCACAGGATATCCAGATAGGTATCCTTCGGGTCTTGTCCAGTCATAGCCATAGTGGCCTCCTAAGTTCCGTCGCCGTGAGTTTCCCAGAATCCAGTCCACGACTCCCACTCTGTAAATTGGTTCTCCCAATTTTCCTCTTCAGGAGCAGGGTTCGCTTCAACTCGAAGTAGGCAAAGTGGACGTGTAGAGTACCCGTATTGACGGGTGAACGTATTAGCGTGCCCCGGCTCAAGTGGGGTGTTGTAGTCAAACCCACGAGACGGGAAATCGGCATGATCGATATAAGGAATCGGGCCAGACGGTGGGTAAAGGTTCATCCCATCTCGTGTTAACGCTAAGGTGTACTGCTCCTCGGGAATCCAGTACCAATCGATATCCAACTCTTCCGGTGGGTGACAGTAACCTTCTTGCGGGTCACGCACATGCGGGAACGGTAGCTCTGTTGACCCACGAGGCCACACTCCTGAACGATCGGTAGGAGGCACCTCTGAGGTATAGGTATAGTCGGCTAAAACATCGGTAGCATCATCTGGTTCATAGCCGGTAGCAAAGTCCAACCACCAGAACCCAGTGCTGTAATCAATGACTCCTAAGATGCCTTCAGCCCGTAACACACCCTCATACCGAGGGAACGAGTACTGTAGAATTACCTCTGACCCTGCAATTGGGGCAGCAGGTAAAGTGATACTCCACGCTCCCGTGGTGTAGTTGATGGTACCGGTAACACCCCCACCTGAGATAACTCCTGCTGCATCTGTAATGAGAGTGGCTTTGGTTCCTGGCCCAATATTGAACTTCACCCAGTCGAGACTGCCTTCGGTTAAAGGAGATTGTTCAAGCGTACCTGTGAAAGTTTCGGTAACACCATCAGTTTCGTCCGACTGGACAATGATCTCCCCTTCCTCAAAGGTCCAGTACTCATAATCGATCTCGATGTCTCCGGCTGAAGGAGGTATCGAAAAGGATAACCACAACTCTCCAGTGTCTTCGATAATGGCTCCCGTAATTGTTTGGGCACCACTAGAACCTGTGATAACACCATCCTCATCAACAGATAACGGAATGCCTCCTTCCATTATCTGAAGAGTAAGCCACACCCGATCCGGGCTGCCATACATGATCGGGTGGTTTGCAAGTACAGTATGGAAATCGGTTTCTACTCCATCCCCTACCCCAATTACCTCATGGGTGACAGGGACATTCAGGTAATAGAACACCCCCTGATTGATGCCGTCTGTTACGTTTACCGGATTCGTATCAATCGTAACAGTAAACGTAACACCCGGCCACATCCAAGCATTGTCCAACGTGCCACTGATATGGCTAGGAGAGCCTGATATTGTCGCAGCAATCTCATCTACCACAGGAGTAGAACCGGGTAACCCACCGCCCAACGGGGAAGTAAGAGTCAAATAATCCGGGCCAAGCAAACGATCATCTAACCGCGTGTATTGGATGTCATCCTGGTCGCAATAGCCAAGGTACCAACCTTTTTCGCTTCGGGTTGGGTTCGCTGTCATGATACAGGTTGGCTCGACGGCATCGTCTACTTGCTCTTGCATCTCGAACAGGAATTCCAACCACTCAAGCACCGCGAACACAGGGCGCAGAAACTCCAACCTACGCCAAATGTATCGGAAATCCTCGGCGGAAAAGTGATAGCGGAGAAATGCGCCTGCGGCACTCAGTTCATCCACCATCTGATACCACGCTGTATGGGCGTTAGACGTAGCTGCTATGGCCTCAAAAGCATCTATCTGCTGCTGAGTAGCATTCCCCCACTCTACAAAAACGTGTTGGTCATTGACGATGCCAACAAGTCGGATACCAAAGTGGGGTGAGCGATACCACGTCCCCCCGTTTTCAATCAGCAGAGGAAAATCGTTAGGGGGGTCATTGCCTTTTGCGACACCAGGGATCGTATCGGTGAAAATTTCATAGTCTTCCGTCCACAGTGGAATGACCTTGGCATAGAACCCGAAAGCATACAAGATTGCCACGAATGCCCGTTGGCTACCCTTTGACTGATACCACTGGATAGCAGACTTAAGCTGCTTTCGCTGTTTAGCTGTAGTGTCTGTATCTTCCAAGGGGTAGTTCAACAGCTCCGCGATAACTCGTAAGTAGTTAGGTGGACAATGATCAATATCAAATAACAGGGGGAATTCGTCGATAGCTTGCTTGATTTCGTCAAGCGTGATAGCGAAGACTTCCGTGTAAGCTGCTAAAGCTCCTTCGCCCCCACCCTCTTCGATAGTCCGTGCATCCATCTTCCAAAATTCATAAGGGATGAACGTCTTGATATTGTCACGGAAATAGGTCTGTGTGATTGACTCGACAATAATGTTCCCCTGTGCCCGAGAAATATCGGACACGGGGATAACCATAATTTTCCCTGCACTTGCTGTCGGCGCATAGATGAAGATCTTCGATTGACCCACGAAAATGGGTTCAATGATGAAGACCCGGTTATGCGCCTCAACCGGTGGGGCAGTCGGAGGAGTCGGTATCGGCATTAGGTATCCGAGGGGCAGAACACATCAATCGCATCGATCTCCGTGCCACTGCCGGAGCGCATCGGTTTATAATAGGCAGTCGCAACACCGCTTCCGTTAGTAGTCACGATTGCCGAAATCGCAGTTGGCACATCATCTGTCGTGAAGAAATCAACCCCTGTACTCCCTTGGATACTGCCAAGTCGGTCAGTCCAAGTCGTGGGGTCATCCTCATCTTCACCGTTAATCGTGAACTTGCAGCTCACTCCTGTCACCGCAATGTTGAACGCATCCCGTGCTTCATACTGCAAGGTAATAGGCTCGTTGGACCCGAAAGTCGTCAGGTTATCAGCAATGATAAAGGTGCTCTTCGTCCCGTCCGGGATCCCAGTCGCTCTGTCATAATAGATCGCAGTCTTCCAATCATATAGAGAGTTGCTGGTCAGCCCCTGGAAAAGCATGAACACTTCGGCTACTTGGACAATATAGCCCCAAGTTGCAGATGCGATATTCGGGGTCCAGGTAGTCTGCCCCAAGTAGCTCAAATCGGTACTAGAGAACTTCAACACCTTACAGGAAGCATTTGTAACACCTGTGTTCACAAAAACCAAAATGTTGCCATCACTGGCCCGAGCAATCCCCCGTACCCGAGCGCCAAGGTTATTCTCCATGTAATTGGTTGAAAGCTCGATATGATGGGTAGGATTCTGCCCTCCACCAGTCCACGTATAGGGGTAACGAAACAACCGGAACTCGTTCGTGTCACGGTTATTGAGCACAAGAAAGAAAGCGGTCCCTTGAATAACTTCAATCCCAGCAACATGGTTGATGTTGACCGGAGTATCTGTCAGAGAATCATCAAACGGAATCGTTCCTGGCGCTTGTTGGACAAACCCCGTTCCTACCGTAAATCGATGCAGAACGGCATTAGTGGCTGGAGCGGCATCTCCTCGCCCAATCAGATACAACTTAGGAGTTGCTCCTCGAATGCAACCACACCCAATCGCACCATCTGGATTCCCCTCATGCTGCTCATGGGTAAAGATATCCTCGGGAGTATTCGCCGCTAGTCCAAAATCCCAACTGTAACGTTCATAGTTTGTATCCACCGGCCCAATATCGATCTTCTCGTAAGTGACCTCATTGTCACGTACAAATCCGGCGTATATCCATGATCCATATGGGGCCATGAACCACATACGCCAGGAGCCGAGTCCTGACCCGTTCCAGTTCTCCCAAACACTTGTAGTACCAATAATGGGAAATGTCATTGCTTACTCCCTACTCGATCTCTTCGTCTGGGTACAGGTCAGGAACCGGCAGCTCAGTGGCTTCCTGAATCGAAATGGTAAAGGTGTTCAACACCGGGATCTCCCACTTTTGCAAAATGGCTTCTTGCCCTAAATCAGTTTCCGTATCGCCTACTACCTTTACAAAATCGTCTACGGTCACGTGGTCAACCCCATCAATATTCATAGCGATCTTGTAGAAGGTAGAAGCTCGGATATCTTGACCGAATTGGACGTTCTCTAAGTCAAAAAACACCCTGACAGCATCAGTGATTTGGATACGAATGTCTTCTAACGAGTAACCGGGAAGCGTATACACATCCATCGAAACATTAAGATAGACGTACTCAGGGTCAATAAACCTAACTCTCACCGTAATTGGCTGATACTCCACAAGGTAATCCCGCACGATCGATTGCAGATTGATAGATGGCAACCCACCCCCAACCGGGACAAGACACACATTCGCCCAGTTCATGTTCTCGTAAGACGGTGGATCCTCTTCCTGCTCACCCCACACATTTACGTGCTGGATGCCCCCCAGACGGGCAATGAGGGTGGTATAGTCATACTTAGTCATAGGTCGGTACAACGCAGACAGAGAGCCGGGAGCGTTGGTTTTCACGCTTTCTAGCAACTGTCGGTCGCTACCACCTGCGGCAGCAGCCGGGTTGATCACCGCGATTCCTTCGACCTTCGAGTTGGTGCTCACTGTTCGGATATCAGAGAACACCAACGTAATCGAATTGGCTCCAACGTTCCCTGCGGCTCCCGAGGAACGGATGTAGGACACGCCGATGTTCTCTCCCACCGAAGGAACTCGCCCAAATTTCCCATCACCAAAGTAAATCCTAGTAATACCGAGGTAATCGGTCTTTACTGTGTAGACAAAATCAATATCCTCGCTGTACAGAAAGGACTCTTCCTGAGTCCACTTGACGGTTCCTGTAGTCACTTCAATTGTGCTGATGTCGATACTATCTCTCGTTAACACACAATACTGATTCGCTGTGCCGTCGCTCAAGAAGGTTTCGATATATCGGTATCCTTGGACAGCTTCGACCAATTCACTCTCAGTTTGCCCAATTGGAACCGTAGTGTTTTCCAGGGTCAGAAATAGCCCCTCGCTCCCTGGCCCACCACCACTCGTAGTCCCAATCTGAGTACCCTTCGGGATAAACACTTCCTCAACCAAAATAGCTGGCAAAGAGAAACGTACATGCACCCGAGCTGCCGTGACTTCCCGAATACGATAACCGATAAGGTCAACTAACCGATACACGTTTTCCGGCTGGCGAACAGTAGGAAGAAAGGCTTCCAGAGCATTGGAGTCCAGATAAAAACCAAGCATATCCGCGATAGCAGCAAAGACTTCTACCAACGTAACACTGATCGACGACTCGTTAAGATCAGTGAGCTTGCCATCCGAAAGGATCGGAAGGCGCGAAATCATCTCGGTACGGATCGTCGCGTAGTCTTTCAGAAAGTAGTCAGCTTTGTACTTGGTTGCCATGGGCTACTCCACCACCATTCCGGAGGTGCTCATCCGACGTGCTTCAACTCCGGTATACAGCTCGCTAGTGGGCATGCCCTCGCGAACGAAGGGATACACATAGCTCCCTCGGATATGCGAATTCCGAATCGTGTACTCGACCTGAACCCCAACTTGGTTCCAGTCATCGTTATATCCTTCTAACAGGACTACACGAAGGACTTCGATACGGCGCTCCCACCGTTTCAAAGCATCCGCAGTGTAGAAGACCAGTAACCGCTTCAGAATCTCGTCATTCGGCTCGAACACTAACTCGGGAAGCCGACTACCAAACTCGGGGTTGAAAGGCCGTTCACCGATCCTGGTTGAGAGGATGATGTGAATCGAGTCGTTGATCCGCTCACCGGCATTCGACTGCCGAATCGTGCCAATCTGTTTCGCCACAGTAAACTGAAACGGGAACGCAATGCCCTGCCCGATGATCTCCAACAGGTTAGTGGCGACCGTCTGCTGGGCGATCCGCTGTTCCTCATCAGTGAACGGCATGCTCAACCTTCCTTGGAATCAGCAAAAAGAAATCGCGACAAATACCCAGGTTTCTGAGATAGGAGCCACGGAAAGTCAACATTCCGTAGTTCCCGAAGCTCATCCCCAAGTTTCCGATCGCCATTCCTGTCTCCTGAGTTCGGTCAAACGAGACCAGATTCACAATATGACCACCCAATAAATCTTCCCCCGGCTTAGGCATGGGCACGACACCGGTATCTTTAGCAGAAAGGAAACTTGAGTACACCGTGCCCCCGATCAACGGGCTGTATCCTTCCATCATGCCGAGAAGCAGTTCGTCCCAAGTCGCTGCTCGGTACAAATCGAACCGAAGCAAGAAAGAAGCAACCATCTTGTTTAGCTGCTCCACCGTTGCGTAAAGAGAAGTTGGTACTTCTCGACAGCTTATTGCCAACCCCAACTCGGTATCCCCAAGAATGACTGGGACAGGTGTAGTTGCAACTATTTTAGCTGTATAGAGGTTCAAGGTCGCCGCCACCCAAACCGCACCAGCTAAAACGTTTTGGGTGATATCACCGGGGATATAGTTCACCCGGTCCCCTCGGTCTAAGGGGGTGATGTCCACCATGATCTGCTCTGCGGTTGTGAGCTTACTTTTACGCACTGATCTCGGCGTGTATTTTGCCGAGTAGTTTAAGTTAGGATATTGAATCGTATAGTTGAACATTATTATTGGCTCACAAAAATACCTTTATCAGAGGGAAGATACGTAGTTTTGTATTTTACTAAACGCCGACCATCGGATAAAAGCGCGCCTGAAATAGCAACAGGCCAGCCACGAGCAAAAGTTTTAGTAGAACCTTCCAAGATTAATGAGTAGACACCAGGAACATAATAATTACTTACTTTAGAACCATCATATTCTGCTGTTTTACGAACTGCAAACGCAGTAGTCCACCATTTTGAATAATTATGCGCAAAATCGGATAAACGAACATCTTCAATACAATCTAAAGCTATGTAACCTGTATTACCTACAACATTTAAATAACGGTATGCAATCCGCCGCTGGATGTTCATATACTCTCCTATACACTATTGTGGGTCATAATAAGGATAATTATGATGAATAATTGGGGATAAATCTGTAATTCCAACTCCAGCAATTCGTACTTGCTGTTTAATACTTGCCCCCCTATAGGGATCATTAGCCCCGAGTACTATAGCCGTTCCAGGACTCTCACCACCATCACCACTTTCTTCCACAAATGAACCACCAGAAGCATTATATAATCCGATTGAATTAGTATTAAATTTTATAGCTGTTTGTTGTGTTGACCCAAGATTTAAACAATCTGTCTGGCTTGTCATAGTAATTGCTCGCCCAGTACCAGTTGAGTGTTGGTTACCGAGTAAAACTGCATCCCCTGTTACACTATGCGCCGCTGAAGAAGAAACAGCCGCCCCAATTACTGCACCAGTAGTAGTCACAGTAAGTCCACTTGGGACTGAACAACCGGCTAAAATAGTACCGGAGGAACCCCCCAAAGTTAAGTCAACCTCGGTACCAGCTAACATAGCCCCCCCACTTGTTGGGGTAGAAATAGCTGAAAAATGTTTTCCTAACGCCAACATCCCAGCATTTTCTCCTGCGGTTAAAGAACCACAGCTTTCTGGTCCAACAGCAGCAACCCCCTTACTACCAGATACTGCCGTGTACTCCCCCCCAATGGCAACACATCCTTTCCCATCTGGAGAACCTGCCCCACCGGAAGCAACACACCCATAACCACCGGATCCAATACCAGTACATCCTGCGGCTACAAGCCCATTATCGGCAGTGATATCCCCACCAGCAGCCATAATTGTTCCATACCCAGTAACCTCGGCTGAATAAGCGGCGACTACACCTTTTGCTTCTGATGCTCCTGCCTGAGAAGCAACAACGATACCAGTAGTACTCCCACTAAGCGTTAAATCATAAGCCATTGAAGCGCCGATAATACCTACATTTGACCCACCTGCCGAAATTGCTGTGTCATGTTTAGCAAAGAGAGCACCAATACCCGAAGCACTAGTACTCCAACTACCAGAACCTTTAGCTGAAATGATACCGTTATCTTGTCCAATATTCCATGCAGCAGTCGTTCGCATCCTGGCACCAACGATGCCACAACCACTACTAGTTGTAACGTTCGATGAAGTCCTATAGTTGTTTGCAATGATAGCGTCATCACTACTAGCCGTAAACGCCCCAGAGTCCACCCAATTCATTACCAACCCGATATCAGTTGCTAGAGTTGTTTGCCCCGAAGTCACTCGGTTCAAAACTACACCAGTAGCCTGCCCGAACTGTAAAGCACCCAGAGCACCGTAATTCACAAACAAAGCCATATCAGTTGCTAGAGTTGTCTGCCCCGAAGTCACCCGATTCAGAACTACTCCGTTTGCCTGCCCAAGCTGTACGCCATCCAGAGCACCGTAGTTCACGAACAAAGCTGTATCAGCTCCCGTAGAAACAGGAGCAGTCGCAGTCAAATGGGACATGAACCCCGCACACGTCGCCCCGATTGAAAGGTTATCCGCAGTCAGAAGATGCCCTTCGATAACTTGGTCAGCACCACTTAAGGTGATATTTGCAGCGTCGGTCTTCGTAAATTGAAGCACGGATGAAGCGCTAGCGTCAATATCCTTGTCCCAGTCAGCCTTTACCCCTCGAAGCACACTATCAGTAGTCGTCCAAGTGCCACCAGCTAAGGCAGTCGTAGTCCAAGTGAAGTCCACCACTGACCCGCTAATCGTGACTTCCTTATCTCCAGTAACCTCAGAACGATAAGCAGTTAATGTACTATCAGTAACAGTCAAATTTTGATCCGGGCCATCGTTTGTACCGAGCTGGATCTTGGTGTCATAGAAAGCCAGAGTTGACTGGCTAACCGCTAGCCCAACTGTCATCTCCGTTGTTTGAAGCTCTCCGGTACACTGAGTGAAAGAAGTGGACCCATCGAACTGACAACCATAGAAGTACGCGGATAGACTTTCACACTGAATCTGTCCTTTACTTGCAGTAACTTCGACATTTAAAAGTCTGAAGTCGTTACGAATTTCCCCATTTCCAGTTAGCTTCAAGGCTACGGTGTTCGCATCCTTAGCTTCAACAACTGTAGGAGATACCCCTTGGATAACAACTCGCCCCGGACCAGAAATCTCCAACGCAGACTGACCACTTTCTGGTGCTTTGATACTGGGGCAGTTCGAAACCAGTAACTCTCGATTAACATTATACGCATAGAGACCATGCTCCCCCTGCATAAGATCGATGTTTTCAAGAGTTACACGCCCAGTCCCATACGTGTAAACTCCGTTCATCGAGCCATCGCTGTTTTTGATCTCGGAGAAGTTTCGGACAACAGCGTTACCGGAGAAGATGCTCAGACAGTGCGTAGACCCCGTGTCACAAACGATAGACCCCTTCGAAGTCGTACAGTAGATCTCGATATCACCACAGTTTTGGACAAGTAACCCCCCTCGGCAGTTCGTAGCCTTGATCGAAAGTACATCGATGACTTCGATCTTCCCCAGCTCTGCCCCGAGACTCGTTAACTCAACAATGTACCTAGAGAGATTGCCACCGTCGATTTCATCGATGTTCACTAACCGAGTAGTTCCAGAACCTGTGATCTCAACCGCATCTTCTGAAGGATTCGTCCCTTTGATAGTGGGAATATTCGTAAACTCGATCCAAGAGTCCGTGCCACCGCTCAGGACGATCATGCGCCCTTCCTCGGTGCTGATCTCGTCCATGTTGTTGACCTTGAGCGTACCCTGAACCGTACCCGAAAAAGCAGTTTCCTCCACACTGGAAAACTTCGTGTTGTCGTCCATCGTCAAGATGGAACCAGCACCGACATTCACAACTACCGCCTGCCCCTTCTCGGAGCTAGCTCCTGCGGTTTCACGCACCGTCACCTGGGATTGCCCGCTCAGAGTAAGAGTCCAAGCAGCCACCTCTACAGCGGTACATTCCGACGTGATGCTATAGATGTACGTTTCTGACGTTCCACTAGTCGTAACAACCAGTGGGCGTCCCTCCTCGCTCGTCATCCCGGCAATATCTCTGAGCGTGATGTAGCTGTCTCCCGACGCAGTGAGCACCGCCGCGTCTCCCTCTTGCGAGGACATAGGAGCAGTCACTGCCCACAGGGCAACTTCGGCGCTTCCTTGAGCCGTCAAAGAGGCCGCAGTCCCTTCCTGCGAGGTGAGGGTACCAAGGTCACGAAAACGTGCCTTACCGCTCGAAGACATCGAAACCGAAAAAGCGGTTCCTTCCTGTGACGTTAACGTACCAAGGATGTTCCCATAGACTTCCCCAGTACCCGCGATGTTCAGCGCATCCATCTTAGCGGTGATGGTGTCAACTTCTTCCAGCGTTAAGCTACCGATGGTGACTGTGGCAGTCATTCCTACTTCAGAAGTCGAGGTAATCGAAAGTACATGCCCGAGGAAGGCCGTACCAGACGCTTGGGTCCAGGACACACCGTTAGCAGATGTACTGGTAATCGTGTCTACGTTGATGATACGAAGCTGCTTAAGGTTACCTTCTACGACCAGACCATCACCGCTATTACTAGAGATAGTGGTAATAGTGTCCCACTCGGTAGGACCGGAGCAATCCTCAATTATGGCTCCTGGCTCTTGCTCTCCACTTATTGTCCCGATGTCAAGAAGTACTCCCCTACAATTTGACATAGTAAGTCCGGACTTTCCGGACATAGTTTGCACATTTCGGATGTCATATGCTGAGTCAGCAAGAGAGATTCCGGCTTCATCATCTCCGGAAATCGTTGTCACCTGTTCTACTCGAATATGGGCCTGGGTGCCTACAATTCCGCCTTTTGGCCCATGAATAGTGGTGCCGTCAGTGATTTCAAAACGTGCGCTGTCTAGCGTAACACCCGCAAGCAGCCCCCCGTTTATAGTTGATACTGTGTAACCATACAGCTCCACACCATCTGACAGGTCAATGCCTGACTCGGTCGCCCCGGTTACAGTTTCTACACGACGAAGGTAGGAGCGCCCTGCCCCACTAGCATTAACCCCACTAAGCAGCCCTTGAACGAGAGTAATATCTGCTAAATCTGCTGTGCTCGCTATAAGTACAACGGCACTACCCTTCCCGGAAATAATGGATTCAGTGTTCTTAATTTGTGCCTTTGAGCCATTACTAGCATCAATAGCACTACCTTGACCAGCACGTATCTCTTTAACATTATCGCTACGAAAAACACCATCGTTTAAACAAATAGCCGCAAACCCAGCTTTAATTAATTCTGTATTGCGTACATAAACTTCACTATTTGCAATATCAAAACAGACCCCAGCACCACAAGACATCTCTTCAACATCAAATGTTTCGAGCTTACTACCATTCGTTAAAGAGAAAATAATTCCTTCGGTACAACAAACTTTCTTCATTTTGTATATTTTTACATGACAATTATTAGCTAAAGATATTGTACCTGTTTTACCCAATAAACTTGGAAGGTTAGCTCCACCATGAATTACTACCGAACAGTCATTAGCTAAACTCATCCAGTTCCCGTTCTCTGGGGAGTGGTTCATATCGCAATTGGTAAAGTGTAGCTTACAATGATCACTAGCAGAAACATAAGATGTTAGATTTTCGGCAAACTCACAATCTCGAAACTTCACATCACAGAAGGTATCGAAAACAAGGGAACATTCAAACTTGCAGTTGATAAACTCAACTCGGCAATTGTCCCCGGTGCTGAGGGTAGGATATATGTCACCGGAACCTTTCTCAAACGAACACCCTTTAAACACGACGTTACAGTTATTCCTAATTTCAAATAGTGGTGATAACTCAGGATCATCAATTTTGAACTTGCAAGTCTCGAAATTCAATCCGTTGAACCCATACCCTGGGAAAGGCTCGGGGTTCTTTTCGGTCCCCCGAGTATCTTCCTCTAGCCGTTCTCCTTCGACTCCAAAGTGAAAAGGTGCCTTGAACAAACACTCTTTGAACGACCAGTCCATGTAGCCTTCAAACCACACTTCCTGCCGTTTATAGATCTTCTCCTTCAAGGCGATATTCGTAAGCCGGTGATCTGAGAACCTGTAGTAACCGTACAGATCCCGAATTTCACCCTCAGCCTTATTGTGCTGGAGCTTCTCTTCCTGCTGCTGCCCGTAGGTTGTTGTATCGTGCGGGTTAACTGGGTCAGCCATTACTACCACCTATCCACATCTTCGTCTTTGCGGAACCCCTCCCACCCCTTAGCAGGTGTGATGTCCCAGAAGTTACGAGCTTGTGAATCGTACGGGTCGGTATCGTTGTCGATAAAGGTCAGCTTCTTCCCGCCCAGGTGCCGGATCTCGCCCTCTACATCTAAGTCCCCACATACCCGGACCCTCGGAGCCTCTAACAGGATCTCCTCGGAAGAGGTCAGGTGAAAATGTTCAATGCCGTGGATGTCCAGTCGTCGGGATACGATATCGATTGTGATAGACCCAATTTCAACTCCGGCGTCCATGTATATGATTCGGAGTCGGCCCTGCCCCTCATCGAGTTCAACGGCCATGCGGGTAGGGGATAGTTCTGCGTTACGTACAACTGTGCTGGGAGTGGCGTGTGACTGGAGTAGAACGGCATCGTCTCCATATATGTTGTTCTCCATGACCAAGCCCGCTTGGGTAGCGGTAAGAAGCGAGACCTTATGGGAGGCATGGTTCAGGTTATCCAGCCCCATAGGCTCTAGCTGAGTCGCTGAGTTCATCCCCCGGCGAATCACCCCGTTCTCTTGCCAAATGAGATTTGACTCAAAACGAAGCTCGGCTCCTAATCGGTCAATAAGCATTAACTCTTCGACAGTATCGCGCTCTTTAGCAATTAATGTAGCCCCTTTGAGGGTCTTGAAAAACATTTGGATGTCAGGGGTATGATCTTCCATCTCGACAAGTTCGAGTGGAATCTCCGGGCGAGGTGGCTCCATCCAATAGCCACCATACGGTGTGGGCTTCGGGGGGTAAATGTAATCTCCACCCGTATGACCCTCTTCCGTGAACCCAGGCTTGTCCGGGAGATCGTTAACTGGAGGTTTTAGAGTTGTTCTCGTTACACCATAGCGCCGTTGCCGAGGTGCATTCGCAAACCATCCACCAAAGTAAAGGCCATTCTCACTGGCTCCCCGTTCGTACATGACGAACACCCTGGCACCAACAGGAGGAACCGTGAACGCTCCAAATCCCATGCCAGAACCATGGCCAAAGAGGGCATCACACCAGCCTAGCTCTAAGCTAGCTACCCGAGGTTGCTCCGCCTTACCGAGCTTCATCTCTGGGCCATCTTCAAGTACCCGGACCATGATCCGTCCACGATGCTCAGGGTCACGGTTGTACTCTACGATACCTCTGACAATAGCGTAATTATCTCGCTTATGGATCCCCCGGCCAAACTTCCAATCTAGCAGGTGAGCAAATCCATCACGTTCAGCAGTCATTTGGGGCGTTGTCATCTTAACCCCCTGCCCGTCCCATTGCGCCTGGGTCCATACCACTAGTCATGGCGTTCCAGGCTTGACGGGTGCCCATATCCAGCCCACCACCATTTGTCCCTAACTCAAGCTGTGTGATGTAAGTCCCGCCTTGGATCGAATGAGTGATGCCAATGATTCCCCAAATTTTTGTAATCCAATGAACACGAAACTCCTTGTTATCCGTAGGGACGAAATACACGACAATAACATTATTTCCAATATCTAACTCAGGTGAAGGGTCACCAAAAATCTCTAATGTGGCACTGTTCACCATTCGGTTCAAACCAAGCCACCAATTCATGGCAGCATGGTCTAACTTGATCGGGTTAGTTATTGCCGTGGACATCTCCACTACAGGAGCGTCAATATCCGCTGCTTTTGGAGCAGCTAATACTGTAGGCCCTGCAACACCACCTTCTGGTCGTTTCAAAGTGTCTTCACCTTGTTCAGGAAGACCCTCTTGGAATTGCCGCATTTCGGCAAAACTCGCAGTTACTCCAACTGGAGGACGACGTGTACGGTGTGTTTTCATGTCGAGATTAGCATGATCAGTTTGATGTACAAATGGTTCCCCACGTTGTGGGTCATCCCCTTTAATTACTACACCGCTTGAGGCCCCCGCTATAGCTGCAACAGTAATAGCAACATTTGGAGTAAAACTGATAACATCAGAAGTTGGGTCACGCATGTATACATATTTACGAACTGGCCCTTTGAAAGCATCATAAGGGCCGAAATATAAATAGGTAACTGGCTTCTCTGGGGTAGGGTTACCCCCCTCACTTGTTTTTCCTTTGGTCCTAGTTTGTAAATAGCAAACGTAATCCCCAAACTTTGGGTCATTAGAGCGGGCCATATTGCAAATCCGTTGAATAAATTGATAATATGTTTCATTCTCTTCCATTGTAACAGTTGGCTCTTGCTCTTCAGTAGAGTCAATAGCAGCATTCGTGACTGATAGAAACGTGGGTTGTTTTTCTGGGGCTAACTCTCCTGGCTCAGTTTCTCCCAGAGGAACAAACTCCCATTCTAATAATTCACAAATTTCTTTGAGAATAGTATAGATATTTTTTGCATAAAATGAACGTTTTTCTTTAATAGATCGAGCATGAACGTATCCGAGAGTTTGTCCCGTGATACTGAGTAATGTACCATTTGGTTGATACGTAGCTCTATACTGATTTATAGTCGCAAAAAAGTACTCTTCTCCAAGAGGACTAACTGTGATAACTTTTCCATCTTGCGAAACGTAACCATACCGAAACATAGCGGGTTGAGTGACTTCATAGCTTTCTGGGTCACCACCTTCTTCCCCACTCGTTGTCCCTTCTTTTGCAGACACGCCTAATAGCAGTTCTTCAGCATTTACATAGTCAGGGTCAAAGATTTCCAACTCCCACAGACCACCGCCCATTTGATAACGGGTGTGCGTAAAGGAGATCAGATTACGTGGTTTCCCATCTGAAGAACGTAATAGATCCTGCCCCCGAACGTAGACTTCCAAAAAAGGAGCATACGTCTGGTACATCTCGGGGCGGGGGATAATTGTGTCTACCATCATTCCCCCTATGCTCGGATACCGTATTCAGCCAACCTTTGAAGCGTAGGAAGCCGTAACATCATGCCCGGATACATACCCTCGAATGGGTCACTGATATTGTTGAGCCACAAAATGACCCAATAGTAACCAGGGTGCTTGTAAACCTTATAGGAAATGAGATCAGGGCGAGCCACATCCCCGACTTCCAGCGCATACAGCAGATCGGAACTATGTGCCGAAATAGTCGGAACGCTGAACGTCCCCAGGAAATACCGTTCTTCCGCGTCCTGATAGGCCCAGGACTTCTGGTAACGACCGGGGATGTGTCTCCACCCCCGTGGGATTTGCCCCTGGTTTAAAGGCGTCAGAAGGGTCTCTACGATAGGCATCATCCACTCCCGACACTCAGAGGAATGTCAAAATAGATCGTCGTACCTTTTGCCCCAAACGTATTGTGCTTACCCTCAATAGCGTCAGCGAAGCTATAGGGGCGTGTACCATCGTTTGCGCCATACTCTTGGAACTGACAGTCAGCTTGTGCCCGAAAAGCTTGAGCACCATACTCATTAACAGCCCATGGCCCCATCCAAGTAGTTGAACAACTCGTCATAACTACCTGCATGCCCACTGATTCAGCGATAGACAGCAGCAGCCGATGTGGGGGGTACACGAACCCCTCCTCATACACCGGGTAGATCTTCGACTCCAGCCAGCTTATCTTCTCTCTTACCCAAGAAGGTGAGTATGACCCGGTAGGGTTCAATGACGCAAACTGAAGAGAAAGCCCGATAGTACGAGAGGTAGAGTGCGAGTACCCAAGAAGCGGCAAGCTACGTCCGATAATCGGTGTCTCGTTATAGACTGCCGATTTCGTATCGACAAATGCTTCCGGCATGAGCTGGAACTCCAGCCGATCTTGATCGTCACTGTCTAAATCGAGAATGAAGCAATATGCTTCAGGACTCAACACTCGGGCGGCTGAACGATCTCCACCATAACCAGAAGACATGACTTATCTCCCTAACTCCGCTGCAAAGTACTCGTAATCTCGAAGGACACCCGGTGTTTCTACATTAGCCATACCCGGAATGATCCGAGGATTCTGCGGGGTATCCGGGCCGTTCAGATTACGAATTGCATCTAAGATGGACTTCAGAATACTCGTTTGCTGTGAAGTATTACGTGCCACCTCGTTCATGGCTGGGATTTCTACTTCACCGGTTGTAGTAAGCTCTGGAGCCATCTGGAGAGTCTGGCTCATGAGTTCCCCATCCCCCAAGCCGTCCCAGACAGTCGGTACCCCAGTCTCTCGAATATTTGCTGCTGTAACTTCAATTGCTTGGGGTAAAGCGTTGATAGTATCAGCCATTGTTTGTCGTTTCTGAATCTCTTCCAGGTCTTTTTGCCCTTTCCACACAGAGTGGAGTTCTTTGAGGCCAGCCCAAGCAGTTCCAAGAGGATCTCCGAGACCACCAATAAGTGTCTTTTTTGCAATGTTAACAGGGGCAGTCATCGTCTCATCATGTATCCTTGCTCGCTCAAACATATCTGGGCTAAGCCCCATAGGCTTAAAGTACGCTTCCTCAAATTTACGTCCTTCAAAAGAGTCACGTGAAATATTGGTTTGGTCTAAAATATCTTGGATAGCACTAGCCATATCTACTTTTTCAGCAGTAGATAAGTCCGTAGGAATAGTTGTAGCCACTCCTTGTTGGGCTAAAGTAGCTTGGATACGCGCAAAAAATTCTGGATCATCTAATGCTGACTTCGGGTGTACGGCTTCTTTAACCTTCGTCCAAATACTTGTTTTTTGCTCGGGGATGCCTTCTTTAGCCCAAAGGGGGGCTTGTTCTTGAGGCATCGCTTGTGGACCAAGCCCAACCGCCGCTAATTTAGCTTGCTCTTCTGGAGTTGTTTTTTCTCCAAAAAGATTACTTTGCCCCTCTGGGGTTGTTTTTCCTCCGAAAAGATTGCCAAGAGGATCCTTCCAAAAATCTTTTGTAAGAACAGCGCCTCCTGTCCCGACAATAGCGCCTCCTGTAAGTGCAGAAAGGCCAATTACCGTACTCGCAATACCGCCCTCTTTGAACCCCATCAAAGCGCCTAAACCTTGTCCCGCCCCGTAAACACCGGCTGCTGCTCCAGCCGCAGCAACACCCGTGCTCGCTTTTCCTCCTACGCTCTCATCGAACCGCTGAAAAGCCGTAACTCCTTGTTCAAGGAAATTACCAAACTTATCAACAACTACCCCAAATCCTTCAATAAGTTTTGTTCCTGGAGTAATGATTCCAGAGTCCCATGTCCCTTGGATTTGTTCATACTGTTCTGCTACGGTGCCACGGATAGCTTTAGACGTTTCTTCAACTGCCGTAGGCGCACCTGCTTCAACTTTCGCTAAACGTTCTGCGGCGGTTTGCCCGAGCACCCCTTCTCCTTCGGGCATCCCTTTAACCATACGCCGGAACATATCCTCGCCAATACCTAACGGAGCAAAAACTTGCTGGTAAACCTGTCGCCCTTGGAAGGTTTCCATATCTAAGCTTTTAGCCCCGGAAGTATTGATAATATCCTGCATTGCATCGATTAATGTATTAGCATCTCTCAACGCTTCATCGGGGGCAAACGCTGACCCGGCACTAGCTAACATCCCCGCAAAACGAGCATAGGCATCTGAATTGTCAAGAATGTTATCTCGCAAAGTTTCGAAGGCGTCCGCTTGCAGCCCTAAATCTTTCGCAGCCGCAGTGGCGGCGATTTGATTATTGACAAAGGTCTTCCGTTGCGCCTCTGAGTAATTGAGCATGTGAAGAGAGGCTTCTTGAATGGTTGCCGACATGTCGTCCCAAGTAGCGGCTGATTCTTGTGCCGCTGACAGGGCACCACTCATGATCTCTTCGTAATCCGGGAGCTTTACTCCCCCTAAGCGCGTGTAAGCATGCTGCAAGGCCACCGTTTCCTCCACGCTCATCCCCGTGGCCTTGCTCAAGTTCACCATCTGGCTGACAGTTTCGGGGATCAGTTCACTGG